GCCATCGGTCACGGACTCGCCGGCCGTGCCGGGATACAGCGTGCTCTGCGACGCTGCAGAGGTGCCGGCCGTGGTGCATTTGTAGAGGTGGTAACGGCTGTCGTTGGCTTGCACCGCGATGGTGTCGTTCAACGAGTACGCAGTGCTGTTTGCCCGCGCCCCCTTCGTGCAAGTGAGCAAGGCGAAGTAGAGCGTGGTCGGTGCGCCGAGGGACTGGCCGCGGCGCAGCGCGTCCGTCACTTTGTTCTGCGCGTAGTCGGTAAGAGCGCCCATGCGTGCGGCCTCCAGAAAATGGAAAAGGCCGCCCGAAGGCGGCCCATTTGTGGGTGGCGGAAGGTGCGGACGGCTTAGGCCGGGGCGCTGGCCGGATGGCCCTTGATGACGTTCACGCAGATGGGCGTGCCGGCGCCGTGGGTGCCGCTGAAGTCGGCAGTCACCTTCAGGTAGCGGCGCCAGCCGATGTAGCCCACCTCGGTCACGTCGAGCGCGGCGTGCGCCGCGACGAGCGACTTCACGATGCCGCCGGTGCCCACGCTGGCGTCGGCGTTCTGGCCCAGGCGCACGTCCGAGGCGGTGACGGGCACATAGGTGACGTCATCGCTGGAGTGCAGCAGCAGAAATTCGATCTTGTTGGACGAACTGAAGGTGATGCCGCCCGCACCGACGCTGATGGCGACGACGGCGCTGTCGAAGCCCTTGAGGTCGATGGCGGCGCTGGTGGCGTCAGCAGACAGCGTGGCGTTGAGCGCCGGCACGGCGGCGATGCAGGAAACGAGGTCGCGCATGGCAACTACTCCAAAGAATTCGTGGATGCAAAAAAGCCCGCACAGGGCGGGCCTTTTTCACTTAGGCGCTGATCTTCAGCTTCTTGATGGCCTCGGCCTGCTTCACGCCGCCGCCCACGCGCTTGCGCGCGCGGTACACGACCAGGCCGTCATCGGCGCCGGTGATGTAGTCGGCGAGGAATCCCAGCCCCACACGGTCAACGATCGTGTAGCCCTTCTTGAAGTCGCCGAACAACACCGGGTAGGCGTTGGCGGTGATGTCAGGCAGGTCGGGGAACTCGACGTACGTCGCGCCCAAAATGGTGTTGGGCGTGGCGGTGGCGAAGCCAGGCACCCACAGGTACTGGCCGGTGGAGTCCTTGAGCTTGCGCGTGTCACGCAGCGTCTTGCGGTTCAGCGCCCACTGAGCCGTGCGCGCGTACACGGTCTTCAGCTCGTGGTAGCAGTTGATGTAGCCCTCGACGGTGATCTTGTTGGCATCGCCCGTGACCACCTCGCCGATGCCAGAGGCCACCAGCAGGCCCTCCATCTGGTGCGCGATGGAGCCGTTGCCGTTGATGCACTCCTGGCCTTCCTTGACGGCCATCTGCTCCGAGACTTCCTCGCGCAGCTCGGCCAGCAGGTCGTAGTCGCTGTCCTCCAGCATTTGCTGGCTGACCTCGTGGCGCGCGATCATTTCGGGCGCCAGGATTTCTCCCATCCCGTAGCGCGGGTCTTGGCTGTTGGTGCGCGGCTGGATTTCACCCACGCGCGTGGCCGAGCCCGTGCCGATGCGGCGACGCCACTTGTAGGACGGGCCGCCGATGATGCGCACCGTGGCGATCTGGCGGATCGGGGACAGCTCGATCACGTCCTTCAGGATGGCGCGCTCGATTTCCGCCGGGGCCAGCAGGTAGCCGGCGCTGGCGTCGTCGCCCTTGACCAGCGCAGCCATGTGCTGCTTGATCTTCACCACGTCCTGCGGGTCGCGGGCCTCGGTGCGGGTGCGCATCAGCTTGTCGAACAGCTTCTGCATCTCCTTGGCCGCGGCCTTCTCGTCCGCACCCGTGCCGGCGCCGGGCAGCGCGGCGCGCTGGATGGCCGCTTCCAGCTTTTCCAGTTGCTCCTGCTGGGCCTTCGTGGTGGCCTGCGCCGCCACGAGCTGCTGGTTCATGTTTTCGAAGCGGTCCAGCGAATCGCTGATCTTCTCGACCTTGGCCTGCAGGTCGGACACGGCCTGGCCATCGGCCTTGCCGGCGAGCAGCTTGTCGTTGCTATCGCGCAGTTCCTTGACCGCGTGCATGGCCTGCTCGACGGCTTCTTTCACGGCGTCAGACATGACGTTTCCTTTTCTGAAATGCAAAAAGCCGCCTCGCGGGCGGCTTCGTTGGGCTGGGGGGGACGAGTGCTTAGGCGGGCTGGCCGCGCAGGGCGGCAGTTAGGCGCTTCAGCTCGGACAGACCGTCATCGCGGCGGTCCTGTGCCGCCGGCTGCGCAGCGGGTGCGGCAGCAGGGGCGGGTAGCCGAGACTCGTCGCGAGGCCCGGTGTGCAGTGCCCGGGTCATGGCGATGACTCGCTTGGCCTGGGCTGCGGAGAGGCCTTCTGCATCACGCAGAAGGCGCTCAAGGGTGCGTACCTCCGGCGTGCCTTCGTCATCGGCAGGCAGGAGGTCCACGGGGGTGTTTTTGAACAGCGGCAGCATGGCGCTGCGCTGCAGGTAGGAGGGGGAAAGCAGCGCCTTCTTCTTGTCGCCGTCGCCGTCCTTGCCTTTGGCCGGTACGAGGGCAGAGGCGAAGCCGGCATCCACGGCAGCCTGGCCGCGGAACCACGTTTCCTCGTCCAGCCACTTGGCGAGCGCCTCACGGTCGGCGCCGGTACGGCCGGCGTAAATGTCCAGCAGCCCGCCTTCCAGCACGTCCAGCACCTCGGCCTCTTTGCGCAGGCCCTTGGCATTGGCTGCGACGATGGTCCAGGGCGAATGCACCATGAAGCTGGCGGCCTCGCCGATGTGGATTTCATCGCCGGCCATGGCAATCACGCTGGCGATGCTGGCCGCGATGCCATCGATGTGGACGATCACCTTGCCCTTGTGCATCGCCAGGGCGTTGTAGATGGCGATGCCTTCAAACACGCTGCCGCCTGGGCTGTTGATGTGTGCATGCAGATCGGTGTCGCTCTCCAGCGTTGCCAGCTCGCGCACCACGCTGTCTGCGGTGATGGCGTCGTACCAGCCGCCGATGTCGCCGTACACGTACAGCCGGGCCTCGTTTTCCTGCTCGGCCGCCAGCCGCAGATGACCTGGGCCGAGCGCGCGCGGCGCGAGGTTCATGGCCCGCATCGGAAGCGCGGCCAGGTCAATGAGTTGCTTGGGCATGGCCCTACTCCTGCTCTTGCTTGTCGAGTTCCCCGAGCACTTGCTCAAGGCTGTCCTGCGCATCCCGGATGCGGCGCTCGTTGCGCGCGGACAGCACGCGGCCGGCGGCCACGCGCGCCTTCTGCGCCTGGGATGGCTTTTGGGGAGGCTCGTTTTCTTCTTTGCCCGCTGCGGCCGGCGCCACGGGGTCGGGCGTCGGCTTGCTCGCGTCGGTGAGGTTCAACTGCACGCGGTAGGTGCCGCCCCCCTCGTAGGGGTTCATTTCTTCCATCGCGCGGATTTCGTTGGGCGACAGCGCACCCATTTCCCACAGCGCCTTGTAGAACTCGGCGCGGTCCTTGGCCGTTCCGCGCAGCAGCGCGTTGGGGATGAACTTCGCGTAGATGCCCTCGCGCGCGTCCTTCTCGGTGAGCAGGTTGCAGTCGATGCTCTGCTCGATGCGCTCGTACCACGGCATGAGCGTGTGGACGACGTGCGCAATGAAGAACGCCTCGGCGCTGGCGAAGGTGCTGGTCTTGTCGCTGTACCCGATCATCTGCGGGAACACGCGGAAGGCGCGGCACACTTCCTCGATCTGGAATTTGCGAGTTTCCAGATGCTGTGCATCGACACCCGTCATGGCCGTGGTTATGAACTTGGCCCCGCGGTCCAAGATCAACGGCTTGAAGCGGTTCTCGCCCGACAGGTTCTGCGTGATCCAGTTCCGCAGCGCCTGGTACTGATCCTTGCCCAGCGTGCCGTCCACGCTGTAGAGGCCACCCGGCTGGGCGCCATTGGCGTGCAGCAGCGCGTGTGCCTTCTCGGTGGCCAGTGACAGGCCAACCGCCTCGCGCGCGAGCTGCAGCGGCTTCAGGCCATCCCAGCCGTTCCACGACAGGCCCTTCACATGCCAGATGGCCTCGGCGGGGAACACCGCGGACTCGCCGGTGATCTCACTGCTCACGCGGTAGGTGACGTTGCGCCGGGTATCGACCTCGACGCTGACCTCGTTGGGCAGGAAGGGGATCAGCTCCATGATCCGCCCGCTGCTCGCTACGGACTTGAATGCCACGAAGCGCCCGGCCAGCGCGACGTGCGCGACCATCATTTCGCGGAACTCGAGCGACGTTTGCCAGGGGTTCGGCCGGCGGTACAGCACCCGATACAGCGGGTGGTCGAAGGCCACGTCGCTGCCCCCGTCCCGGCGTGCCTTGAACAGCTTCAGCGGCACTTGGCCAACGCCCTCGGCCAGCACCCGCACGCAGCCCAGCACCGCCATCGTCTGCAGCGCCGTCTTGAAGTTAACGTCTGTGCCGGCTGCCGAGGGGCCGATGCCCAGGCACTCCCAAAATCCCTCCGGGAACGACTCGGCCGTGAGCGCGGCGCTGCGCCCGCGACCGCGCAGCAGGCTGCCCAGGAAGCTCACTCGCCGGCCTTGCGCTTGGCGTTGATCGCGCCGATGACGCCAACGGCGCTCAGCAGCGCGCCGCCGACGATGAAGCCGGCGGGGAAGTAGATCAGGCTCGCGCCGTAGCTCACCAGGCTGCCGCCGGCCAGCGCCAGCGCGTCGGGCGTGAGGCGGCCAAGGAACGCGGCGGTGGCCGTCAGCGCCTTGGCCGCGCCGGTCGCCGCGCGTGCAGCAGCGGCGGTGATGCGGGTGGTGTCGATGCTCATGCCTATTCCCAAAAGCTTTGTCCGCCGCTGGCGACGGGGTTCATTGCCATGAGCGAGGCCGAATCGAACAGGGCCATCAACGGGTCGATCTTCCCCGTGCCGCTGGCCTGCTTCGTCACGCTGATGGCGTTGCCTCGTACCTCTGTGCGGGCGTTGCCCACGCACCAATTCATCAGGGTGCTGCCGCCATGCACCAGCTCGCCGCCCGCGCACTTGCGCTCAACGGTCTTGATGGCGCCGTTCAAGCGCCACCCCTGGCTGATGCCGATGATCATTTGCTCCATAGCCTCGGGGTCGCCGCGGCTCGGGTCGGTCAGCGCGTCAACGATGTCGCCGATGCCAGCTGCATCGACGCCGATGGCGTTTTTCTCAGGCAGCAGGCCGCGGTCGCGGATGCGGCACACCACATCGGCTACCTCCTGCACGTCATCGCCGGGCACGGCCACGATGGTCAGCTCGCCCGCGGCCTCGAAGTCGCGCAGGCGTGAGGCGATTTCCAAGCGCCGCTGCAGCGCGATTTCATGCGCCCAGGCGTGTGACCAAGACAGCCAGCGGCGCGTCTCCCGGCAGCGCCCCAGCACGTTCAGGCCCAGCAGGTCGTCCAGGCCGCCGCCGTCTATGCCGACGACGCACACCTCGCTGCGGTCCATCAGCTCATCAAGAGTCAGAACCTTGTCAGCGCACCGCTCCCAAAAATCGGCGCCGGCCCATCTGTCGCTGCGCAGCGCCAGGCCAATCTCGACGTTCAGGTGCTGGCTGGCCCAGCGCCGCAGTTCTTCCTCACCCGCGACCACGGCCTTTTCGTAGTCCGGGATCAACCGTTCGACCGTGATCGACAGCCCGCGGTTGGGCGTGACCATGTGCCAGTTCGCCGAGTCGCGCCAATCGACGCCTTCGGGAAACTCGTACAGCAGCGGCAGCAGGCCGGCATTCTTCAGCTTGCCGTCGCGCACCGCGCGCGCCTTCGTCAGCTCGGCCTTGAACACCCCGGCCGGCGGGCGCTCCGACTGCGTGGTGATCATCGCCAGGAACGCTTCGGGCTGAGAAATCAGGCCGCCGCGGAGCTGGCCGATCACGCGGTCAGCGTCGTGCGCCTCGGCGATAACGTGGACCTCATCCAGCAAGACCCCAGCAGGCTTTGACCCCGTGACAACCTTCGGGTCGAAGGACTTCACCTTGAGGAAACAGCCCGTGGGCAAGTACGTGATGCGCTTCAGGTGCGGCTGCGGCTTGCACTTCACCTGCAGCACAGGGTCCGACTCGATCATGCCAAGCGCCTGGTTGAAGGCGAGGTCAGCGATCTCCAGAGTCGGCGCGACCATCAGGAATTCCGCCCGCGGCCGGCGGCTCATCAGCATGGCCGTGACCATGATGGCGGCTCCACCAGTCGTTTTTGAGTTCTTCTTTGGAACCAGCGTGAAGGCTTCGCGGATGTGCCGCTCGCCGCTGGCCGGGTCGTAGCTGCCGAACAGCGCGCGCACCAGGTCCCGCTGCCAGTCGCCGGCCGCCTTCTCCATCGTCGGCGTGCCCGGCACATCTGGCAGCCTCAGGCGGTTGAAGATCGCCACCGCCCTGTTCGCCTCCGACTGGATCAGCGGCAGCGTGGGAAGCAGCGAGCGCCCCTCCCTGATACGGTCCTGCCAATCCGGGCAGGACAGGTCCCAGGCCATTCCCTACGAGCCGGTCACTGCACCCGTGCGCCGGGGGGAGAAAGCAAGTCCTCCCAGCCGGTCCCTTGCTCGGCGGTCTGCGCGTCAAGTTCCCGCTGCTCCTTCTTGCCAAGCGGCGCGTGCTCGGCCTCCTTCCAGCCGGCGCGGCACTTGAGCCAGAAGATCGTGGCGGCCACGTTCGGCTTCTCCGCGTGCGTGGCCTGCCTGAACAGGCTCTGTGCCACCTGGGCGTTGGCCTCGATGTGGCCTATGTCCAGTTCATGTGCGAAGTACTTGCGCAGCGTCGGCTCGGACACCTGCATGACCTTGGCAATCTCGTAGTCCGGGATGCCCATGCCAGAGAGGGTCTTGACCTGGCGGCGTTCCTTTTCGGTGGGCTCGTAGGCGGGGCGGCCCGGCCCCTTCTTTTCGATATCGCTCATAGGGCCTCCGCGCCTTCGCCGCCCTCGGCCTCGACGGCACTGATGGCCGCCGATACGTCAACCTCGCCGCACGCCGCGGCGGCTTTCTTGCCATCGCCCTTCACGAACACGAGGATGTTCTGATGCGTCTTACCCAGCTTGCGGCTGGTGGCGAACTGCTTGCCGGTGCGAATCGGCAGCGAGCCGATGGCCGTCACCAAGATGGCTTCGTTGTAGAAGTGCAGGCCAGCGTCGCGGAATGCCTGCACGGTGTCGCCCACGAAGTCGTAGTAGTTGCCCTTCTTGTCGCGCACCTCGCCGACGACGCAGCAGGCGAAGCGATCCTTCTTCAGCCGCGCGCATGCCTTCTTGATGATCTCGAAGTAGGCGGCGCGGAATTCCTCATAGCCCAGCGTGGACAGGTCTGCGGGGTTGTCCGAGTACACCTCCAAGTCCGCATACGGCGGGCAGGTGAACACCAGGTCCGCATGCACGTCCTTGCAGGTCTTGTCGATGGTGCGGCTGTCGCCGCATATCCACGCCGGCGGGTGCTCGGCGTCGGCACAGATCTCCGCGCCCTGCTTGCGGTTGGCCTCTACCTGCTCGGCGCGCAGCTCGTGCCCGATGTACTGGCGCCCCAGCTTGGACGCCACGACGCCGCGCACGCTGCCGCCGGCAAACGGGTCCAGCACCGTGCCGCCCTTGGGCGAGAACCAGGCATAGGCCAACTCGCACAGCACGGGGTCGAAGATGCTGGTGCCGCTGGTGTAGGCATCGTCCGTGGGCGGGACGAAGTACTTCTCGATGAACTCGGCCGTTGTCAACTCGCGGCCTAGTTCCTTTTCCTTGGCCTGCTTCTGCGGGTAGAACAGCGGGTGCGAAGTCCACGACTTCATCAGCACGCCGCCCATCTCGCCCTTTTTCTTGTTGCGGTACGGGTCGGTCGTGGTCCGGTGCGTCAGGCCGCCGCGCAGGTCTTCGGTCTGCTCCCGGCGCTCCCGGTACGTGTCCGGGTTCTTGGCCTGCTCGCTCATGCCCAGCGCGTTCTCGCCGCGGCCGAGTTCCGACTTGATGCCCAGCGCCAGCCAGGCACGCTTGCGGTCCTGCCACCAGCCCTCACGCGCATTGAGCACGGTGAAGGGCGGTATCAAGAACCGCTCGGCCAGGCTGCCGACCTTCTCGCCCTCGTCGGGCTCACCGCCCTTGCCTTCCCCCTCCCCTTCGCCGGTAGCGGGGCCGGTGAATATGTCCTTGAGCTCGTCGGCGTCGAAACCCACAAGGGACAGGTCGAAGCCATCGTCCTTCAGCGCATCGAACTCGATGCGCAGCATTTCCTCGTCCCACCCGGCATTCAAGGCCAACTTGTTGTCGGCGATGACGTATGCGCGGAACTGCGCATCGGTCCAGCCCGACACCTCCAGCACCGGGGCCGTGCCCACAGGGTACGGGTCAGCACCGCCGGCCTTGCCTGGCGCCGGGTACAGCAGCTTGCCAGCCGCATACAACTTGCGGATAGCGTCCAGCGTGCCGTGTCCTTTGGCGATTACGCCGTCACGGACAACGATGCTGCCCACCATCCCGAACTCATCCAGGCTGGCAGCGAGCTGGGCAATTTGCCCTTCGTCGTGGGTGCGGCTGTTGCGCGCGTAGGGGATCAGGTCCGCGACCGGGAGGGCGCGGACAGCAGGTGTGTTGTCCATGGAACTGTGCCGGGGAGCAGCCGGCGGGAGTGTCTAAAGGCTGCTCGCGCTGCGGCTACTTGCCGGCGCGGCGTTTGGCTTCGTCGGCCGTTTTCTTCTTGTGGCAGTCGCGGTTGAGCGACCACAAGTTGGAGTCGTCGTTGGTGCCGCCGGGCTCCCACAAGGGGATGCGGTGGTCAACCTCGTGCGCGATCAACGGGATGGCGCCGGGTGCCTGGCACTTGGGGCACTGGCACAGGCCCTTGTCGCGCCGCAGGATGCGGTCGCGGGTTTTCTGCCATGTGCTGCCGGTGATGCGCTGCGTGTCTGTCGTCAGTCGCTGCACACGCTGCGTATTCAACGTCCCGACGCGCGGCGCCAGCGCCTTGAGCTTGAAGGTCATGATGGCCGCACCCGTCTTTGCCCGGCGGGGGATGAGGCCGCAGGCAACCGTTCGTCACGCCACGGCCTGCGGCTGTTGATCCCACCTGCCGCTGGGTAGCGCCGCGCGGGCGCTGACTGTGTTGGGGGCGCGAACGGCTGGAATCGAACCAGCGACCGGGACCGTGGCCTTGGCTGGCCGATCCTGCTCTACCGTCTGAGCTACGTCCGCGTTGTGGAGCCGACTCCATAAAGTCGGTTTGTGGAGCGGGTGGAGAGGTCCGGTGTGACCCGGCAAATCGCGCGCAACAACCAACCCCGCCGCTGCTCGCGAACCCTCTCCAGAAAAGGAAAACCCGCTTGCGGCGGGCTTAGATTTTTTTCGGAAATACCTGTCCCACGCTGGGCTCCCGGATCGGAACCGGGTTGACCGCTGGCGCGGTGGGCAAATTCCCCTGGCAGGCAGCACCGAACCAGGCGTGCGCGCATTGTAGCGCCGCGCTATCGGACACACAACGCGCGTGCCGTCAAGTGGTTTCGCAGCGGCCAGCGCAAAAAGGCACGCGGCGGCCCGAGGAACCCCTTTTTGGACGAAAAAAATCTGCGCCTGAGGCCCACCGCGGTTTCGACCCCTCGAAGCCCCAACGATTTACCTCCCCCCCTGGGGCGCGACGCGGGCGCTGTCTGCACGTTCGGCCTGGCTGTGGGGGTGTGGCACCTGGTCGAGCGAACGGCCCGTGTGGGGCCGCAGCTGCGGCGCGCGTGCGCAGCGGGGCGGGGGCAGGGGCGCAGGCACCGGCACACCCGGCACCGGGCACCCGTGCAGCCTGCCCCGGGGCGCTGCGCGCCCCAGCAGGCGGGCAGCAGGCAGGCACACACCCGGGCAGGCACGGCACACCCGGGGCAGCAGGCAGCCGCAGCAGGGCACACGCAGGCAGGCAGCACCAGCACGGGCAGCCGGTGCGCAGTGCAGGAGCAGGCGGGCAGGAGTGCAGCCGGTGCAGGAGCTGCGCAGTGCAGGCAGCCGGGCACACCTGCGGCAGCAGCAGGCAGGGCAGCACAGGCACCCGGGCAGGCACGGGCAGGGCATGCGTGCGGTAGCACGGGCAGCAGGTGGCCAGCACCCGGGCAGCCGGTGCAGGTGTGCGCTACAGCAGGCAGCCCCGGGCAGCGCTGCAGGTGCAGGCAGGCGGGGCAGCCGGTGCCGCATATATATATCAGCAGCACCGGGCGCATATATAAGGGCGGCACTTAATATGCCAGCGCGGCGCTACATATACCCAGGAATGCGGGGCTACAACTATTGGGTTCTACGCCTAATGTTTCACCCATGCACCGCACACAAGACACCGCCACAAACGCAGCGCACCACGCGCGCGCGGTGCTGTGCGTGCGCCAACCGGAGCCATATATGCACACCTACCAAGTGAAGCGCGCCTATGCCCTGAATCCCCAAACCGGCCGTGCCACGCGCCAGCAAATCGGCTGGACGCTGGTGCGGGACGGTGCCCCCGTGGACGTGTACCGCACGCGCCAGGAGGCCCGGGATGCGCGCGCTGACGCCATGGCTGCGGACGCTGCCGCTGCTGCCCGTGCCCAGCGGGGCCTCCTGCAGGCGCTGCTGACCGCTGCACTGGCGCTGCTGGCTGCCGTGGTGCTGGTGCTGGGCGTGCCGGCTGCGCAGACGCAGGCCGTCGCGGCAGTGCCTGCCCGGGTGAACGCCGCGCCGCTGGATGCGGTGCAGACGGTGCGCGCGCTGGGCCTGCCCGCAGACGCCGCCTTCGCTGCCCTGTTCGTGCCGAACGCACGCTGAACACCCCCCGCCCGCCTACCCGCACAGGAGAACCGCCATGTTCCGCATCGCCTACCAATCCACCGCCCCCGCCCGCCGCACCCGCAAGCAGCCGCCTAGCGGCGCAGTGCAGGTGACCGCGTTCGACATGCACACCCCGCCGTTCGACACGCTGGAGGCTGCCCAGCAGGCAGCAGCGCAGCGCAGCGGGCTGGATGGCGCCCGGGTCGTGGTGCTGGACTCGGACACCGGCTGGCGCGTGGCCCGTCCTGCCCCTGCCGCCCCCGCAGCCGGGCAGCCGGACGCCGCGCTGCTGGACGTGCTGGACGCCGCTGCTGCCGAACTGCCCCGGCTGCCTGTGCCCGGTGCGCACGAACTGGCGCGCATGGCGCGGGAGGGCGCTGCAGCGGCACGCACCGGGCACCTGCCCACCCGTGCGGTGCTGGCCCGGGTGCGCCGCTTCGTGCAGGCCCTGGACCGCTGCGGCGCCGACGCGGTGCTGCCGCTGCTGGTGCGCGCGGACGACGCGGTGCGCTCCTGCCACGCCGCAGCCTGACCCCTACACGCACACACAGGAACCCCCGCCATGAATACCCCCGCCATCCGTGCCCACCTGCAGGCCGTCGAAACCTATGCGCAGGCGCTGCGCGATCTGGCCGCTGCACAGCAGGCGGTGCTGACCGCAGCCAGCCGCGCAGGTGTGCCGGTGCCCGCTGAACTGCGCCAGCCGCAGCCGGTGCAGGCGCACCCGCAGCGCAGCGAACCGATCCCGGGGGTGCAGGTGGACACCTGCAGCGATATGGGGGCCGGCGATTTCCTCGTGATCTACCTCCCCAACGGGAAGGCGCTGTGCGTGTACCCGCGCAGTGCGGACGACGAATCCAGCAGCGCGGTCGAACTGCACGCCAGCGTGGACGCCATGGAATCCGGCACCCCCGCTGCGCATTCGCAGGCGTGGTGAGCCGCTGCCCCCGCCTACCCCCCCGCACCGCCTACCCGCACACCGGAGCCCGCCATGGAACTGATGCCTGACCACGAACGGAATGAACTGCTGGCCGAACTGCAGGCGGCGCGCGAAGAAGCCGCCCGCTGGAAGGAGGAGGCGTACAGGCAGCAGCAGCGCGCGGACATGGCCTATGCCGAGCCCTTCGAACCCATCACGGGTGTGCAGGTGCAGCGGGAGGGCGATGTGACCTGCCCGTACCTGCACATCACCCTCCCGGGCGGAAAGGCGCTGCATGTGTACCCGGACGCCATGGCCGAGGAAGGCGACCTGTGCGCGGTGGTGCTGCTGCCCACCGCCGACACCGACCCCACCGACAGCGGCGCGCAGTACGTGCGCTTCTGAAACCCGCCCCCCTGTACGCACACCCCCCGGAGCCCCGCCATGCCCGCCACCCCGCCCCTGCTGCCGCTGTCCAGCGTCGATGCCCGCCTGCTGCGGGTTGTGCAGAAGCTGCTGTCCATGCCCCCCCTGCCGCCGGAAACCCCGGAGCAGCGCGCGCAGCGGCAGGCGCAGCAGGCACAGGAGGAAGCCGACCGCCTGCGCCGGGTGCAGAACGCCGCCCCCCCGGTCGTTGACCCGGACACGGACCTGCGGCTGGAGGTGATCGAACTGCTGGTGCAGGAGGGCAAGGCCCGGCACGTAGCGGCTGACCTGACCAACACCCGCCAGAAGCTGCACGCACACGCGCGGCGCCTCGGCCTGCTGTGACCCGCCTACCCGCACACCGGAGCCAGCCATGACCAACCGCCGCCTCACCTGCACCCAGGAGCCCGTGACCGCCAGCCAACCCCCCGTGTGCGTTTCCGTGCATCACGGGGGCGGCACGGTCCACACGCTGAAGGTCGCGCGCCTGTACCCGGACCTCACGAACCAGTGGGGCGGCAAGGGGCGCTTCAAGCGGCTGGACGCGGACGGCCTGCAGTTCGAAACGCACGAGGCTGCATGGGCCTATGCGCTGGAGCGGGGCTACTGCCGCGCCTACCACACGGACCCGTGGCTGCGCGCGCGGCGCGTGGCCGACGCCATCCGCCCACGCGCACACCGCACCTGACACCCCTGCCCGCCTACCCACAGGAGCACCACCATGACGCTGAACCCTGCCTCCGCTGCTGGCCTGCGCCAGCACCTGACCACCGAGCTGGCGCGCGTGCGCGCTGCGCTGGCTGACGTGCCCGACTGCGTGCGTGGCCCGGCGCACCGCGAGGCCTCACAACATGCCCGCGAGTGCGCGCTGCTGCTGCGCAGCGACGACGCGCTGCTGGCTGCCGCCTACCGGCTGACCGAGGCCCACGCTGCGGCTGCCCCCTACCTGCACTGACCCTCCCTGCCCGCCTACCCGGAGCACCACCATGCCCGCCTACGACGCCCTCTACTGCTTCCCCGAGGACTGGGACAACCCCACTGGCACCTGCGGCACCGCGCGCGTGCAGGCAGCCGACCCGGAACACGCTGTGCAGCAGGTGAGCGACACCTACCACCGCTGCACCGTCCTCGCGCTGGACCTCGTGCTGCCCGCAGGCGCCACGGCCGAGCAGGACGAAATGCTGCAGTGGCTGCACAGCAACGGATACGACTGCGAGCTGCTGCCCTGCGGTGCGGTGCAGGCGCTGGACCCGGTGCTGGTCACCGGCGGTGGCCTGCCCCAGCGCACCGAATACCGACCCGTGAAGCTGCGCACGCGCCGCGACGTGGCCCGTTTCCTCGAATCCCGCGACTGACCGTACCCCGCTTCCCCGCCTACCCGGAGCACCTGCCATGTTCACCATCCACGCCTTCCACCCGGTTGACGACAACGGCGCGTTCATCAGCCAGCCGATCCACGGCTACTGCTACGAAACCGCCGCGCTGGCCGTCTGCATGGCGCGGCGCGCGCTGGCGCAGACCGACGACCTGGTGGTGCTCACCTGCGCAACGGACGAGTGCAGCGCCACGTCCATCGCGTGGGCCTCGCGCCGCGCTGGCGTGGACACGGTGGAGGTGATGCCGCCGATCCGCTGGTGGGACGACGCCGACTCCCTGCGCGCCGCACAGGAGGCGGCCGATGCACTGCCGCTGCCAGCTTTCGAGGACATCCCGTTCTGACCCCTGCCCCATTTCCCGCCTACCCCCAAAGGAGCAACGACCATGACCCCCGAAACCGAAGCCCGGCTGCAGGCCGTGGACGCCCAGCGTGCCGCGCTGAAAGCCTTCGAGTGCGCCGCGCAGGCCATGCACGACGCCAACGAGGCCATGCTGATCGCCACGGTGTGCGCCGCACCGAATGAGCAGGCGGCGCGCGCGGATCTGGTGACCATCGCCAGCAGCGCCAGCGCAACGTGGCAGGGGGAGGCCCGCTGCCTCGCCCGCAACGCGCAGGAGCAGGACCTGCGGGAGCAGGCGCTGCAGTTCCTCAAGTGGCGCCTGCCCGGTGTGCTGCAGATGCACCGGCTGATGCAGGAGCAGGCAGCGCGTGCAGCGCAGCAGGCCAACGAAGCGCAGGGATGAGGACGCAGCCATGACCGCCATCACCCCCCTGATCCGCCGTCGCCAGAACATCGCCCGTGCCGTGCAGCGCCAGCAGCGGCGCAAGCCCGGTGCGCCGCTGCAGCCGAAGGAGCCCCTGTTCTACGGGCGCAACCGCCGCGAGGAACGGCGCAGCGTCGGCGAATACCTGCGGCAGAACCGGGAGCACGAGCAGGGGCTGCTCGCCCGGCTGCAGCGCACCGCACCCTGGGAGTGCGCCGAGGCGCTGATGTATCGGCGCATCCGGCGCGTTGAGCAGGCATTCAGTGCGCGCCGACTGAAGGCAGCCTATGCGCGGCTTGAGGCCGGCGTTCCCCTGCACCGTGCCGAGCAGCGGCTGGCGAACCTGTACGACACGCTCGCCTGCGTCGAGGCCGACCGCCGCATGTGGCGCAACGCGTTCTGAGCCCCCCCGTTTCCCGCCTACCCGGAGCCGCACATGGAAGCCCTGACCCTTGCCCCCGCCCCCGTCGCCCCCCTCTGCACCCCGCTGGAACTGGCCGGGCGCTACGTGCAGCTCCTGCGCGAGTACCTGCTGCCCGATGTGCTGGCGCAGGTGCTGGCCGGCACCGCAGAGGCGCCGCTGGACACGAACATGCTCATGGCTGCCGCGTTCGAAGACCTGCACGGGCGCGAGCCGGTGCTGCCGAGCGACGTTGAGGAAGGCCGGCGCAGCGAAGCGGAGCACGACGCCGAAACCGCGCTGTGGAACGCCGCCTTCACGCTGGTGCTGGCGCAGATGCCGCCCCGCATCTGACGCCCCTCACCCCCCTTTCACGCACACCCCCAAGGAGCCCCACATGAGCAACGTGATCTCCCCCCCTGCCACGGAAACGCCGGCGCAGCCGCACCCCGCGGCGCTGGCTGCGGTGCGGCAGCAGCACCAGGCAGCGCGACAGCGCCAGTGCGAGGCGCGCGCGCAACTGCTCGCGGCGCTCGGCGCGCTGGAGGAAGCCACCCGTGACGTGCTGCGCGCGCAGGCCAGCGACCCCACCAAGACCGACGACGAAGCGCGCGAGCAGTTGGTGATGGCGCTGGAGGGCAACCGCGCGCGCTGGAGCGGCGGTCCCGCGGGCATCGAGAACATCAGCGAGGCCATCACGCAGGACGCGGCACTGGCGCTGCTGGGCAACGCCTACGGCAGCTTCAGTGCTGCCCGGCGCACGGCCCTCGCCTGCTTCGCTGCGCCAGCACCTGCCCCAGCGCCAGCACCTGCGGCCCCACCTGCAGCCGCGCCAACGCAGGCGCAGGAGGCGCCCCCCATCCGGGTCGAGTACGACGAGGACCGCGGCGGTGGGCCTTACGTGCGGGTGTACCTGCCCAACGGGAAGGTCGCTCTGGTGTGGGCGCAGAGCATTGATGAGCCCGACAAGTCCGTCGTGGAACTGATGCCCAGCGTGCAGGCGCTGGAGGACGGCGACTATGGCGACAACTGCCACCTGTGGTGATGGAGCCATCCCCCGTTTCCCTGCTACCCGCACAGGAGCCAGTCATGCCAGCCCCCTCTGCCCCGCCCGCTGCGCTGCGCACGCAACGCGCCGGCGCAATCGTCTGGACCTTCTACCCGCAGGCGCGCGCATGGTGCGCCGATGGCGACGGGTTCCTGACCGTGCGGGTGCGCAACGGACGCCTGACCCTCCGGTACGAGGGCGACTATGTGCGCAGCCTGCCCGCAGACGAGGCCCAGGCGCTGCAGATCGCCACCGACGAAATGCAGCGGCGCCACCCGGAGCTCTACGAGCACCTCGCGGCTCCCTGACCGAGCCGCGCACACACAACACCTCGGGGGGCTTCGGCCCCCGTTCGCATTGGCGCCGCGCGCTGGCGCTGCAGGTGCGCAGGCACCGGGCAGCCAGGCGCACAAACGGCAACGCCCGGCGCTGGCCGGGCGGGTGCTGCGGCAGGCAGCCGCAGGCGTCAGCGGGGGGCGGCGCGCGTGCGCCTGCAGAACAGCGTCATGGACCGCCACACGCACAGGCGGCCCGGCTGCGTCAGCACCTCGCGCTCGGGGCCTCCGAAGTCGGCAGGCACGAAGCGCGAGCGCGGCGGCCGTTCCCACCCGGCGCGCTGCTGCGGCGTGGGGGGCATGGGCACGTCCCAAACGCCCGTCAGCTCGCGCACAGCGCCGGTGGCGGCCACGAACCCTGCCACGTTCATCGGGTCGCGCCGCGCGATGCGGTAGCACCGCATGACGGCCCGGTACACAGCGCGCGCGTTCACGCGGCTGCTCCCTGCTGCTGCACCCAGGCGGCACGGCTTGGCAGCGCCAGCGCCGGGAAGTAGTCGTTCAGCGTGCCGGGCCGCTGCGCCTGCGGGTGGTCGTGGTCCAGGCGGCAGGTGCCGAAGGCGTAGAACGCGGCGCGGGGCTGCAGCCGCTGCGCCAGCGCGCGCACGGCCTCGATCTGCGCCAGCGCAGCCGCGTGGTCGTCCACGAACGGGCCGAGGGCGGCAGCGAAGCGGTCACCGTCCTGCACGCTGACGAAGTAGGCGCCGGGCTTGGTGTCAGGGGCTTGCATGGCTGCACCCTCACCGATGGCCGCTGAGTTCCAGCACCGCGGCGGCCTCGGCCAGCGTGGCGAGCCGCGCCTCGCGGCGCGCGATGTCTGCGCGCTCGCGCTCGATCTGGCGCCGCAGGTCGGCCACGGGGCCGCACCCGCCGTCCAGGCGCCAGTCCAGCGACCCGCCGTTTTCCTTCGTGATGCACACATAGGCGTGGGTCGCGCCCACGATCAATTTGACCTGCATGCCGTCGCTCCTTTCAGGTTGCGTTGCGCGTTTGCATGCGACAACATTAGGTGCTACACCAAAAAGATTCAACGACAACGCATCCCGCGATGAGGGGGTAAGAAATCCGTGTTTCTGATTCAATCATTTTGGTGTCACGCCTAATGTCACGACATGCCAGCACGAACCAAACCCGCAACCCGCCTGCTGGCACAGGAGCACACCATGTCGAAAAAGGCCGACTTCACGCTTGCCGATTGCCCCACCGCCTCGTTCGCGCTGGCGCACTGCAGCGCCCCCTTCCACGACCTGACCGCCGAGGTGCAAGGCTGGATGCCCAGCGAGGAAATCACTGCTGCCGTGTACGACCCCGCGAGCGGCGTGCTGATGGTCACGGGCAGGCATGAGGCCAAGCTGCCCGTGCTGGCTGGCGTCGACGCGGAGCCGGTGCTGCAGCGCGCCCGGCGCTTCTACGACATGCCCGGGTTCTTCACGCTGGCCGACACGGCCACCAACACGCCGACCGTGACGCTGGCCGAGTACTTCGACATTCGGCTGCGCCAGCCCCTCCACCCTGCTGCGGCCGACGATGCCGCCGCGCTGCAGGCAGCCACGGGCAAGGCCGTGGACATGGTGCAGAGGAACCGCGAGGACGACTTTGACCAGGTGGTGGAGAACGTGCGCGAGGAACTGGACCTGCTGGGCACCGCGGCGCGGCTGTCCGAGGTGCTGCAGCCGCTGGGCTATGCGGCAGGCGCGGACGTGGGGCAGATGGAGCTCTACTTCTACGACCAGACCGGCGACTGCGTGCCCGTGGCCGACCTCCCGCCCGAGGCACAGGCTGCAGTGACGCGCGCGGCTGGCACCGCTGCACCTGCCGTGCCCCTCGCTGCCTGACCTTCCCCTGCACACCTACCAACGACAGGAGCCCTGACCATGACACAAGACACGCTGGATTTCGACGTGGCCGCTGCAGCAGCGCCAGCCCATTGCGAGGTGGTCGATGACGACGCGCCGCAGTTCTTCGCCCCAGCACCCACGGGGGCACTGGATTCCCTGTTCGGCCGGTACGAGGCCGCGCGCCTGCGCATCGTTCGGCTGGCCGAAACCATGGAGGGGGAGCTGGGGGGCGTGTTCAGCTACTTCGTGGACGGCAACACCGACAAGGACCGGCGCCACAGCATCAGCGCCACGGTGAAGGAGCTGTTCGCCCCCGCTGGCGCCATGGCAGCGCTCAACGCCTACTTCTGGCAGGAGGCCATCAGCCTGACGGACGTGCTCAACCACATGCCCAAGGCACGCCGGGACGAATGGCACGAGGCCATCAGGACGCACGCCACGCCGGCCTTCGAGCGTGAATCCGTGCTGTCTACCATCGCGGAGCTGCTGCACTCGCGGGAGCGGTTCTTCGCGGAGCGCGTGGACGGCATCTTCCAAGGGCTGTCCCGGGAGCACGTCACGAACAGGCCCGAGGGGTTCTTCAAGCGAATGATCCTGACCAACGTGCTCAACGAATGGGGCAGCTATGGCGGCAGGTGCGGGCTCATCAACGACCTGCGTGTGGTGATCGCGCGCTTCATGGGGCGGGACGAACCGCCGCACTATGCGACCAACAAGATCGTGGAGAACGCACAGAAGCGCCAGCCTGGCAAGTGGCTGACGCTGGATGGCGGCGCGCTGCGCCTGCGGGTGTACCTGAACGGCAACGGTCATCTGGAGGTGCATCCCGACATGGCCGTGCGGCTCAATCAGGTGCTGGCCTACCTGCACCCCGCAGCCATACCGAGCGAGTTCCGCACCAAGCCCAAGAAGCCCCACAAGGAATTCGTGATGATGGGCCGCCCGCTGCCCTTCGCGGTGCTGGGCCTGCTGGAAGCGTCCGAGCCGGTGCATGAGCGCACGAACCCGGGGGGCTACCCGGAGCGCTGGCACCGCCTGCACAACACGCGCGTGCTGAAGTACTACCCGCACGGCACCAGCACCGACAAGCATGTGCGCCAGCAGGCGCGCGCGGTGCTGCAGGCCATCGGCGGCACGCAGCGGGGCAAGGACCCGGACGCCTTTGAGTTCGACTACTGCCCGGCCGATGTGCTGGCTGAGATCGTCTCCAGCGGCTGCATCCCGGACCAGCAGGCCCACCAGTTCTACCCGACGCCCGAGGCGCTGGCGCAGCAGGCCGTCGAGATGGCACAGATCGGCGAAGGCCACACCGTGCTGGAGCCCAGCGCGGGCCACGGCGGCATCGCCGAGCACCTGCCGCGCGAGCGGCTGACGTGCGTGGAAATCAGCCCCCTGCACTGCACCATCCTGAAGGCCAAGGGATTTACGGAAGTGCATGAGGCCGACTTCCTGCAGTGGGCCGAGGCCATGCGCCAGCAGGGCCGCACGTTCGACCGCATCGTGATGAACCCGCCCTTCAGCCAGGGCCGCGCGCAGGCGCACATCGAGGCCGCGTCACAACTGCTCGCACCCAAGGGCCGCCTTGTGGCCGTGCTGCCTGCAGGCATGCGCGGCAAGGACGTGTTGCCGGGGCTGCAGCACGAATGGTCGCGCCAGCACGACAACGCCTTCGCTGGCACCAGCGTGTCCGTTGCCCTGCTGGCTGCGCAGCGCGCCGCCTAGTTTTTCTGTGCGCTGCATGTAGCGCGGCGCTACCCAAACAGGGGGGCAAGGAATGATGAATTACCTTGCAACCATTGGGCGCAACACCTAAATTTACCTCACGGCGGCGCAATAAGGCGCTACCCAATTGGACCCTCAACCTGCCCCACGCGGGCGCTCTGGAGATACAAATGGCTCACCTGATCGACAACACCACCGGCCGTGACGCAATCGCCTTCGTGGGTGAAACCCCGTGGCACGGCCTGGGCCAGCGCCTGTCGGCTGGCGCCGACCTCGAAACCTGGCGCCGCGAGGCGGGGCTGGACTGGAGCGTGGAGCGCGCCGCGCTGATGTTCCAGCGCGGGGAGGACAGCCCCCTGCACCCTGTCAGCGGCGGCCACGCGCTGGTGCGCAGCGATACCGGCGCGGAGCTGGGCATCGTGGGCAGCCGCTACAAGGTGGTCCAGCCGGGCGAGGTGCTGGACTTCTTCGGAAAGCTGGCCGAGGCCGGCGGCTTCACGCTGGAAACCGCCGGCTCGCTGCTGGACGGCAAGCGCATCTGGGGGCTGGCGCGGGTGAACGACGGTGCCCCGGTGGTGGGCCACGATCAGGTGCGCCCCTATGTGCTGCTCGCTACGAGCTTCGACGGCTCCATGTCCACCACGGCCAAGTTCACCGCGGTGCGCGTGGTGTGCAACAACACGCTGACGATGGCTGCAGGCGCATCCATGGCGAACGGAAGCAGGCAGACCGAGCGGGACACCACGGAAGGGCCTGTCGTGCAGTGTGTGCGGGTGCCGCACATGACGAAGTTCAAGGCCGACGAGGTGCGCCAGCGCCTGGGGATCGTGGTGAACGCCTGGGACCGCTGGCTTGTCGAGGCCCGGCTGATGGCGCAGGTGGACGTGACCGAGGCGCAGGCCGACGCGCTGGTGGCGGACGTGCTGCTGTCCTCACAGTCGCTGCCCCCTGGTAAGGCGCTGCCCGATGTGCGCCGCAGCAAGGCTTACAAGCGGGTGATGGAGCTGTTCGACGGCAAGCTGATCGGCGCCAACCTGTGCGGCAAGGGCAACGCATGGTCGCTGCTCAACAGCGTGACCGAGTTCGTTGACCACGAGCGCCGCAAGACGAACAGCACTCGACTGGACAGCGCCTGGTTTGGCTCTGGCGAGGCGATCAAGCTGAACGCCTGGAAGGCGCTGCGCGAGATGTGCGCGAAGGCTGGCGCCAGCGTGTCGGAGACGGCGCCCTCGGCGGTTGCCGTGACGCTGAACTTGGCTGCCGCTGCGGCTGCCGCCGAGCCGGCCCCGGAGCAGGCCACGGTGGAGGCCCCCGTGCCTGAGCTGGCGACGGCTGGCGCGGCCGAGGAACAGGCCCCGGTGCAGGCCGTCAGCGCCGAGCCGGTGCAGCTCGCGGCCGAGGATGCCGCGCAGCCCGAGCAGGCCCCCACCCCGGAGGTGGCGCAGGCAGTGCAGCAGGCCGTTGCCAAGGCCGCGCGCAGCAGCAGCACGAAGGCGCGCAAGGGTGCCGCCGCAGCGCCTGCCGCTGAAGCGGCCCCGGTGAAGGTGCCCGCGAAGCGCGGCGCGAAGAAGACCGCCTGACGCACCGCTCAAGGGGAGCCCCGCACCGGGCTCCCCCCGTTCCCCGCCTAACCACGGAGCACCCGACATGCCCCTGCCCGCCGTCACCCCCGAAACGCCACACGCCGGCTTTGCCCTGTTCTACGGCACCGGCTCCTTGGCGTCGGCCGCCTATACCGAGGACAACCTGCGTGCCGACTTCCAGGGCATCACCTATGACGCCGCCTGCTACTGCATCGACGCCCCCGAGCGTATGCCGTCAGGCGCCACCCGGAACTGCAGCGGCGAGGCCGTGACCACCTGCTGGCGCCGCCCGGGGTTCCGGCTGCCCATCCCGGCACCTGCGCCGGCCCCCGCCCCCGCACAGCAGACCATCGACCTGCGCATGACTTGGGAGGGCACGCTGCCCGTCCTGCTGACCCTTCTGGAGAAAGGCACCGTGCAAGGCCGCGCCAAGGCCACCTCAGAGCTCAAGCGCCTGTGCCGCATAGCGGATGCCGTGCCGGCGCTGTCCGATGCGCTGCGCGCGGCGACGGCCCACACAGAGTTGTCAACGGGCCACGGGGTGCAGCAGCAACCGCCCTCCTGGGCCATCGAGCCCAACGGCGACTTCGACGCCGACGCCATCGCCAAGCGGGGCCGTGCCGCGCTGGCGCTGCTGGGCACCTTCCACACCGGAGCCTGACATGAACACCGACGCCAGCCGCACCGCCTCGCACATCTCCAACCTGGCGGTGCTGCACATCACGCGCGCCGAGCAGGACGAGCACCTGCGCAAGCTGCTGCAGGGCATGGCAGCCAACGCCCGACAGCTTGTTGAGGCCGAGTTTGGCGACCCCACCTGCAGCAGCGCAGCCGCAGACGCCCGGCTCGCCAAGCTGATCGCCCGCAGCACCACGCACGGCAGCGACCCCGCCTCGGTGGACGGCATCCGGCAGCACCTGACGGCGCGCGCCGCCATCGACCTTCTCAACGACGAGCTGCGCCGCGCCGAGCTGCGGATCGCGGCCACCCGCAGCGCGTGACAGGGGGCACCAGCATGAGCACCACTACCGAATCCGAGCGCGCGCTGCTGGCGCAGGCAGCCCGGGAGCGTGCTGCGGAGCGCGTTCACAGCGCCGGCACTGCCTCCCCCTTCGCCCCCGCCTGCGACACCGCGCTCAACGTGCTGCGCTACGAGCTGCAGCGCATCGAGCGCATGACCACCGACCAACTGCAGCACGGCGCACAGCGCGCCGCCTGAAGGAGAACGACATGGGAGTAGCGGCAGAGAACCGATACAAGGCCCTGGTGCGCAGGCAGCTTGACGATCAGGAAGCCGAGCGCCGGCAGCGCGAGGACGCGGCGTGCGCGCTGGAGGTGGCCGAGGAATGCAACGCCTTTGTGCGCCAGGTGAACGGCTTCGTGGCCGACCCGGGCGGCCTGCGCCTCCCCACCGTGGAGCGCATGAAGAAGCGCCGCGGCTGGCCCGCGCGGCTGGAGGCGCTGCGCCTGGCTCACGTGGAATGGCTGGAGGCGCGGCCAAGCCGGGCGATGGCCTACCACGCCATCTGTGTCAAGCGCGCGCAGGCCGCTTACGCCGTTCTGATGTTCCTGCTGGATGACTGCTGGACGATCCCCAACCACATCAGCGTGCCCCGTGCCGCTGTCGTCTGAGGCCCTGCCATGAATACCTCTTTGCAACATCGCGACGCCGTGCGCGATCTTGTGGAATCCCTTCAGGCGGCAGTGGGCCGCGTGGAGATCGCCAACAAGGAAGGGAGCCTGATTCTCTCGGCATGGCTGCCTGGCGCCCGCGCAGCCATCGCCAACGCTGCTTCGCTGGTGCAGGCCCCAACCGCCGTGCCCCCAGGGCAGGAGTGGTGGACCCAGGGGCTGCACGGCTGGCACGCGCGCGCGCTGCAGGCCGAGGCCGAGGCCGCCGCGCTGCGCGCCTCCCTGGCCAGCGAGCGCCAGCGCAACGCCGAGCTGGCCGCGCTGCTGCATACCCGCACCGCCGCCGCCTGACCCATCACCGCCCTTTCACTGCTGCCCACGAAAAGGAACCGAACTGTGTCCTCCATCACCCATACCACCGCCGACGCCGACGATGAAGCCCTGTCAGGCGCCGACTTCAAGTTCCTGCTGGAAGCCCTGAACCGGAGCGACAACTACGACCTCGCGGGCTACAAGGCCGCAGGCGAGGGCTCCGCGCTGCAGCGCCACCACAACGAGCGCCTGAAGGTCAGCCGCAAGCTCGCCGACAAGCTGCTGCGCATGGCCGCCTCTACCTGCACTGCCTGACCGCAACGAGAGGGCCTACCCCATGAAAAGCACTTGGAACCCCGACGTAAAGCCCGGCGACCGGCTGGCTGTGCAGCAAGGGGGCCTCTGGCGCGCACTGACCGTTGAGCGCATCACGCCCACGGTTGTGGTGTGCGATGGAGGCTCCCGGCTGACGCGCGCCACCGGCAAGGTGCAGGGATCGTCCTGGGATTCGTCCTATGCGCAGCCCATCACCCAGGAGATCGAGGCCGAGCTGGAGGCGCAGCGCCTGCGCTTCTGGGCTGAGCGCGAGGCCCCACGGCACATCGCTGCGCTGTCGCCAGCCGGCATCAAGCAGGTGCGCGCGCTGGTGCGCAGCATCTGGAACACCGAGAACATGCCCGCCAAGCCCGCCACTGAATCCTGACCCGGAGGACACCGCCATGCCTACCTTCGACATTTGGACCGCCTGCGGCACGAAGTACGTCCGCGCAAACCGCTCAGTGGTCGGCACGATGACCAAGCATCCGGTGCCAGGCAGCCAGCGCCAGCGGTTCACGTTCACCTTCACACCGCGCGCGGGTGTGGGCGACAAGTGCGGCCTCCACCACGACGAGGCCGGAAACCAGGTGGAACTGCTGGCGCGGCTGGCGCTGACCTGGGTGGACCCCTACACGCGCGAACAGGCGCAGGCCGCTTACCGGGCGCTGGTGGCGCAGTACGGGCTCACCTGGGGCATGCACACCCCCGAGGCCGCCTACATCGCGTCCGACCTGATCGGCACTGTTCTTGAAGAAGCCGGCCGGCGCGAGGCACTGGGCCTGCCTGCCCACAACGTGTTCCCCGCCATGCCCTGAAGGAGCCACACCATGTACCGCATCACCGACGACCAACTGGACTTCGCGGCCCGCTTCCTGGCCGAGTTCCTGAAGGGGCAGCCCTCATCGGGCCCGTTCAGCTACATCGACGGGCTGAAGCCTGCCCGGGTGAGCATCGACAGCGCCGATGACGGCCTGGAGCTGGGCTGCTACGGCATTCAGGTGCGCCAGCACCCTACCAAGAAAGGCGGCCTCGATGGTCGGCCCGCGCTGCAGTACGAGGTCACGCTGTCGGTGACCATCACCAGCGCCAGCCGCGACGAGCCCGACACCGCGGACGTGGACGTGCTGGGCGAGGCCGACGACCTTGTGGGCGCGCTGCTGCTGGTGCTGGGCCATGAGGTCCGCACGCACACGCGGGCGATGCTGGACGGCTGGGCAGACGACGCGCTGGCCGAGGAACTGGCCGCTGACATGGCAAACCCAGGGCTGACGCTGCCACCCGGCGACGACGGCGGGTATGCGGCCCACATGCGCAGCACCTGCCCGGATGTGCCTCTGGCCGTTGACAGCCGCACCTTCGATCTGGCGATGGACCGTGATGCTGGGCACGCCCCCTGACTCCCCTGAAGTACCAAGGAGCCTCACATGATGCTGTTCCGCCCCCTGCCCCCTCCGGAGGACTTGAGCCACCTGCCTAAGACGGCGCTCGAGCTACAGATGTTCGTCCGCGAGGCGTTCGCTGTGGAGCGCGGCGAGCGCCCCGACACCCCCCGCGGGTTCCGCAAAGACCTGCTGGACGCCAGGCTGGCGCTGTGCGACATGGGCCGCTTCGACGTGTACCAGCACGAGCAGGATCGGCACGGCTTCTTGCGGCAGGGCCTGCCCCTGCCGGCGCACCGGCTGTAAGCGGCGCCCCCTGGCTGCGGAGGATGAAACTCTTGGGTAAATCACCTAATATATGAATACACCACCACCCGGAGGCTCCCTCATGTCCACAGCAACCACGACCGCGGCGGCACCCCCGCGCACGCCCGGGAAGCGTGGCCCCAAGAAGGCACCGCCGCTTGCAATCTTCCCCGAACTGCCCACACCCAGCGGGCTGGAGGTGCGCGAGCTGCGGCTGGCGATGGGCTGGACGCTTGAACAGACGGCCCACTTGATCGGCCTGACCGACGCACAGGCCATCGGCGAGATAGAGCGCGGCGACCGCCCGATGACCAACGCCCGCTGGACCCTCATGCTGCTGGCCGCCAAGCGCCACCCGACGCTGCAGGTGCTGCCGCTTGACGCAGCGCAGGCGGCCGATGGGCTGCTGTCCTGACACTTCACCCCGCAAGGAACCAACCCCATGGACCTGACCGAAGAACAGAAGACGCAGATCAAAAAGATGGCCGAGCGCATCAACGTGGGCTTGCAAGACCTGCTGGCGCTGGACGCCGATGTGCTGGCGCTGCTGCTGGACCCCAACGCCTCCCACGAGTTGCTGGCTGACGAGTGGTACACGGACGAAGGCGACCCGGAGTACGAGTGCCCGTTCACCAGCGCTGAGGTCCGGCTGCATCCCCGCACCGGGGAGCCCTTCGCCATCGCCTGGGGCCACGCCACCAAGCTCGACACGATGGTGCAGGAAAGGGAATACGCCAGGATTTCAGAATTTCGGTCCGAGCCGCTGCTGATCGGAGGCCGGGCCGTGGTGTGGGGCTGGGGCAAGGTGCTGTGCAGGAACCAGCACAGGCCGATCCGCCGCGGCGTGCCCGACGCGGAGCTCTACAGGAGCGTGGGGTTCATGCGCCGCGGCTGGCTGCACGAAGAAGAACTGACCATGCCCGAGCGCGAAGTGCGCGAGCGCATATCCGCCGAGATCGACAACGGCACCCTGACCTTCCTTCCGCAGCGGGGGTGAACATGGCAAGCCATCAAGAAGTTGTCAGTGCGATCCGTGACGAGCTGATCCAGCCGTATTGCCCTGAGCACAGGACGTACTGGTGGATGGCAGAAACCTACGGCGAGGCCGTCACGCGCATGCTCTACCTTGAGGCCAGCAAGATTGCCGAGCTTCGCGCCGCCGCGCCTGGCACGCAGTGGCGCAACAAGCTACCCCTTGAGCACTCAACCATTGAGGGCCAGTTCTTCAAGTTCTGCCGCACTGTGGCGCACCTGCCCGACATTGGGAACCCGCTCAGTGTGGGCATCGATGGCTACAGGACCGACAGCGATGCCTACATGGCGGCCAAGCACCAGTTCCTGTCGTATCAAACAGGGCGCGATGATGGCAACCGCGAGAAGCGGCGGCTGTTGATGTTTTTTGAGCACCGCTTCACGGTCAGGAACGTCATGGCCCTAGACATAGACGAATCGCCGACACCGCTGTCCCGCTGGACCATCGCGCTTATGAACATTAACAACTACCAATAGAGGGATGCACGATGAGCGGATTCATTAAGGTTGCCAACAACGGCCAGGACATCACGGAAACCAACTATTGGGACTCCGAATTGGCGCAGCGAGGGCTGTTCTTCTTGAGCGGGAACGCCGGCGCATTGCGCCTGCTGGTGCCCGACAACCGGATAAGCTCTATAGGCGAGATGAAGACTGGCCGTTTCGTGACAATCGAGCGCTCACAGGTCCAGCACAACGCTGTCGATGCCGTCTTCGAGGACATGACGGACAGGCCGTTCTATGTTGCGCTGGACAAGCGCGCGCAGATCGACAGGGCCGGTCTGCTGCAGCCAAAGGACAACGTCCCCTTCAGTGTTTGGACACGCGCCGGCAAGGTTCTGACGTTCCTGTGCGGGATAAAACGCGGCGCCTGACCCATTGCTGCCTGGCAGCACAAGCCCGCCGGGAGGCGGGCTACCCATTTCCCTCTACGCGCGGCCGTTCACCGCGGCCAGCTTCAAGCGCAGCCACTCCTTGATGGCCTCCTTGGCCTCGGTGTGCAGTTCCAGCGGGACATAGACACCTCGCAGTTCCTTGATGCCCTCCTTGGCTCGCTCGTCTCGTAGCCGCCGGGAGCGCACCGTGGCGGGGTTTGGTTTCATCTTGATCGCGCTCATTTTTGCGAGTTAGTCGTTGACCCGTTGCGCGCAACGCCTCATGATTTCCGTCCTTCGATAGTTGCGCGTCGGGGTGGCTTATGAACTAGCTGAAAAAACTATATCAGCCGTGTAGCTGAAGGAACTAATTTAAGGGAATATTGCGCATTGCGAAAGCAATAGACTGTTTTTTTGCGCACCAAGGCTATTACCTTTCTACGGTAGTTGTCCGTGTGCTTTTAAGCGACTAACAGACCCTTGTTTAGAGGTAATCAACCAAAGAGAGAGAAAAGGGAGGCTGCTGTGACAAAGAGCCCAAAAGATTTGCAGGCAGGGCAATGGAAATGCGCCTGCCTGTTCCAACACCCGAGGAAGTTAGGAACGGGCGTCTTAGGGCCAATCTATCGCAGGGGCAGGCATGCGACATAGTAAGCATTAAGGAGGTAATGACCTGGAGCAACTGCGAACGGAGGAAGCCAGACGGAACTCCGAAAGCAAAGATGGACCCGGTACGGTGGGCTTACTTTCAACTCAAGACGGGCCAGCACCCGGGCTTTGTGTTGGTGCCGCGCATGGAAGTAGAAATGCCCAAGGAAACCTCTGCGCTGCGCCGCCGCGGGCCATCACTGCCCGATGCGAACGTAACCTTCGTCATCGAACATCGCCTGCGCAAACGATGGACGCCCTTGCCGGGCGACCCATACTCGGTGCTCACCGGCGCCTGTGCGGCGACAGAGGCCGTGGAAATGTTGCGGGATCTTGGGGCGCTGAGGATCGTGCGCTACATCGACAACATTGCTGACCAAGTAGTCCACGGCGCGTGCAAGAAGCATGATCAACCGTCCAGGGCCAGCTTCAGCCTGCGCTGCACGTTTCGGCTGCCCACCTGGTCCCGCAGCACGCTGCCCAGCAGCGCCCGCAGCAGTTGGCGACGATGAATAATGAGACGGTGAGGGCGGCGCGTCACTGCGTGGCAGTTGCCCTATTCGACGCGATATTCGGGGCCATACCCAGCGGCGCGGTGTCACCGCCGCACCTGCCACACCTCACCTGGGGTGGGGCGCAGTCTATGCCCGCAGTGCCATAGTCCACGCAACTACTTGAAAGCACTCCCCCCTCTGCACCGGGGGGTGAGTGTGGAGTAAGAAAGCCCGCTCAAGCGGGCTTTCTTGTGCCGGCAGTTGGTACTGTCGGCGCAGCGTGCGCCCCAGGGCCGGGGCGACTGCCGCGCCCGCCTCCCCCCGGTGGAGACTACCCGGGAGGCTTGTTCACGCGCGTCGCGGCTTGGCCGGTGTTTCTCGCACCGCCGGCTGGCAAGCCCCTTTGGCCGCGGGCTGGCGCCCAGGATGGCCGGAAGCGGGGCTGTGGGATTTCAGTTCAGCGCAGCACCGACCCTGGTTTTAGGCATAGCGGGCTGGCCCGCCCCCCGTCCACGAACTCCCCGCCGCGCGCCAGGCACTCGCGGCGCTGGGCCTGCGTCGTCCTAAGCGCTCCGACAGCGATAACCGACAGCACGCCGACCACGAAGGCAGCCAGGAGCCACATGGGCCAGTCGATGCCACGTCTCATGCCGTTTGCTCCGCGTACAGCAGCGCCTTCATGCTGCCCTGCACCTTCAGCACCATCTCCTGCATGCTGTCGAGCATGAAGCGCGCGAAGCGGCGCTCCGCATCTGTCTCGCCAAGCGACTCGCGCACAAGCCCGCTGCCGCGGCAGGCCCCGCACTTCAGGATCGGAGCGCCATAGCCCCCCTTCGTGCCGATGCCGCCGCACGGGCGGCAGCGCGGATCGAGGAACGCCTTGAGCACGCGGCCGGACAGCGCCGCGACAGCCTCGTTGCTTATGCTGTTCTTACGGGCCGCGTTCACCACCTGCTTGTGCGTCGCGTTCTTCGGCAGCCCCGCGAGCGGAAACCGCGATGCCTGCACCGCCGCCCAGCGGCCCAGGGCCTCGCGCGCCGGGGCCAGCGTGCGCAGCTCGGAGAGCATCAGCAGGGCCTCGGTGGTGGCCTCGCGCTCGGCCTGGTCGCGTATCGACTTCATGGTCTTGACCTGATCGTCCACCACGGCCTTGTCGTAGCCCGGCTGCGCCAGTTGGCGGCCGATTTCCTTGGCGAGCAGTTGGACGCCGCTCTCCAACTCGCGCTGGCGCTTCAGGGCCAGCTCGTGGGTGCCGCGCACGTTGCCCCATTCAACAGCCAGCCGAAACAGCAGCGGTGCCAGGTTCTCGGGCACCTGCGCTGCGGCGTTCAGCAGTTCGTCTGAGCCGAGGGCTGGCGCTGGACCTCGTGCTGCCCGGGGCACCGGCTCGCCGTTGCGCCGCGCGCGCCGGCGTTCGCGCATGCGCTGCACGGCGCCGGCCCGCAGCCATCCCATCAGGATCAGGTCGTCCACCGCGCTGATGGCGTTGAAGTCCACCACGAGCCTGTGCGCGCCTATGGCGCGGGCATAGTGTTCCTCTGTGGTGACTTTGGCGGCGGCTGCGTCGGTCATAACTTCCCCGGGGCCGTTGGAGTGTCAGATATCGAGCGCAACGCGCACGCCGATAACGGTGTGCCTCGGCGGCTGGTTGGTGGGCCAGATCTTTTGCAGCCGCAGATCCACATCGGTGACGGAGACGCCAGTGCGGTCGTGGAAGGAGCGCAACAGGCAGGCGATGGCGCCTTGGATGTCGAGCTCCAACGTCTGCCGCGCGCTGCGCAGTTCAGACAGCGTTGGCGCCGGCACGGCTATGGGGACGGAGGCTTCGGCTTGGGGGGCAACGGTGTCGCTCATGATCGGGTGTTTGTTCACCTATGTTTGAACTAAGATGCGCGTTTTGTTCAATTATTCTTGAACGCGGTCAGTCGCAGGAACTGCCTTCAAGGTCATCAAGGTTCCAGCTCGCCGGGAGGCGTATTTCGCGGTCGAGGTCGCGGCACCAGCGCTCCCGCTGGGCAGCTTCCAGGGCCTGCAGTGCCGTGGCCTTGCCGGCGCGGCGCGGCCACGACACCACGGGGTGCGGGCGGCTGCCGATGTAGTCCATGGCGTTGTCGAGCATGTCGTGCTGGATGCGGGTCAACCGCCCCCACGCGGCGTGGTCCAGCACCAGCGCGGGCAGGCGCAGGCCGCGCCAGCCGTGCTGTAGCCACGAAGGCCCCACGATCTTGAGGTCCGTGCGGCCGAGGTGGCGGGCCAGGTTGCGCGGGTAGCTCAACTCGTCGCGCAGCCACAGGAACGCCGCGCCGATGGGCGCGTCCAGCATCTGCCGGCTGGTCCTGCCCACCTGGCGCTCCAGCTTAGGGGCGGATTCGCCTACCAGGCGCACGCCGCCGCCGTGCTCGCCGCCATTCTTGAACCACTCGGGCTTGACGTAGCCGCCATGGCGCGGCTCAGTCCACATGTAAGTGAAGTCGTCGCCCGAGCCCAGGTCCACGCCGACCTTGTACGGGTACGGCTCGCCCAGGTGGAACCGCTGGAAAGCAGCCAGGTGATCCAACTCGCCGGGTTCGTCGGCAGTAGCCTTGATGTAAGCGTCCACCAGCTCCTGCACCCGCAGCGGACCGCCCACCTTCAGCGTGCCTTCGGGGATCGTCACCTTGAGGCGCTTGTGGTGCTCGGGGCCGCCGGGCACGGGCTCCCAGCGCGTCACCACATCGACAGGCCGACCGTTGACCAGCACCTTGAAATCAGCGCGCGTGGCTGGCTTGGGTTCGTGTTGTGACTCAGGCGCCAGGGCCGGGGCCGGCGGCAGAGGGTGGCGCAGCACGGTGACCTTGAGCTTGAAGGCCCACAGCGCGCGTTGAACGGTGGTTTTCATCCAAGGACTCCGAAAGTGAGGCGAGACAGCCAGGAGCGGCGCGGTGTTGGCTGGATCCGCATCGGACGGGCCGCGAGTTCGAAAAACCTGTTTAGGCTTTCCGCCCGCTCTTGGGCACGCTTGGCCTTGGCCGCGTGCTGGCGCAGGAAGCGCTTCATGTTGACGGCCTTGCGCGTGAGGCGGCAGTTCGATCCGCTCATGGCGCGGCCTCTGCGGTAGGCGCCTTGATGACCTGCAGCGACTCCCTGCTGCTGAGAATCAGCGTGTGGATGCCCGGCGGCAGTTGATCCGCAAGCCAGCGCTTCGCACATTCGTGTCCTTCTTTGGACAGAGGCGGCCCTTCGATGCGCAGCACCAGCACGTCGCCAGGATCGAGCTTCAGACGCGCGGCCTCGGCGATCAGCGGCAGCCGGGTCGGGCAGCAGTGCATGAGCACGGCTTCCTCGTCAGCCAGCGAGGCGCCGCAGGAGCTGCAGGTGTAGGCCGCTGGCGCGGCCTGGGGGAACAGGTCGGCTGTCACGCCGCGCTCCTTTGCAGCTTCGGCAGTGCCAGCGTGCCGCGGTGCTTCCTGATGATGAGCCAGGTTAGCAGCACGCCGCCGAGGATCGATGACACCACGATCACCAAGCACAGCAGCGCCAGCGCTGCCTTGGGGTCGTCTACATCGTCAAAAAGGTCACCGAACAGGCTTCCCGCGCTGTCCATCGCGCCGCCCATGTGCTGCACCGCGTCGTATGTGTTCTTAAGGCTGGCGAAGGTATTCCAGCTTGCCGCTGCGAGGTCCATCAACGACCGCTCGCGCCAGAGCACGATCCATGAGTGGATCGTGAGCACCCAGCCTGTCATGAGCGCCGGAATGATCACCAGCACGTACCACAGGCTTGTCATGCGCCGCGCGTACTCGGCTGGCAGGTAGCCGGTGACATAGGCCAAGCCGCCCAGCGCCAGCAGCAGCACCGACGAGAAGCCCACGGCCGACTGCACCGCGCCGCTCCACACGACGACGCGCATCCAGCCGCCAAGGGCCTTGACCTCGTTCCAGACCTGCCCGCACACACGGGCGTTCCAGTAGCTGATGCCCAGGTTCAGCAGGACCAAGGCGACGACTATCAACGTGCTCATGCAAAGGCTCCACGGGTAAGGCGCGACAGTAGGGATGCTTTGGGACTAGCGTGCGGCGTCACCGCATCCGTGATGCGCTTCGCCACTTCTTCCGGCGTCTCCCGCACGAAGACGTACTTGCCGTTTGCGAGATAGACGCTCGTCAAGTTGTTGGGTACGCATCGGAAACTCACGATCTGCTCGGCAACAATCCACTCGGGCAGTTCGATGTCGCTGGTGAACTTGATGGGGTGCATGGTCAGGCTCCTTAGGTAGTGGTTTGGGCCTGTTGCCAGGCCACGAAGGGGCGGCGGATGTTGCGGTCGAATCGGCTGCGGGCGTCGGCGTCGGTGTCGAGCTGACCGCGTGACGTCAGGTCGCAGACCTGGCGGATACAGTCAGCAGCCCAATCGCTGCCCTTGCCGTCAGGACTCGACTCCTGCGCGCAGCGGAAGGCGTCCGGGTAGGCGCCGGCCAGCCAGAGCACGAAGGCGCCGTCGTTGCACCACTGCACGGCCAGGTAGGCCGGGCGCAGGCCGCGCGCTTCCAGGCGCTGCTGCTTCTCGCGCTCGCGCTCGCGCAGGTGCTCGGGCGTCAGCGCGGCCAGCGCCATGAGCGTGCCCTGCTCTCCGAACAGCTCGAAGGCACGGGCGGCATTGCGCGGCTCCACGTCCACGAACAGCCGCATCACGCCCTTCGCCATGGTTTCGACCGCCGCGCTGGCGGCTTCGACCGCTGGCACCTCGGGCTTGCCCAGCAGCGCCAGCGCCACCGCGGTGCCGCGCTGGCCGAACAGCCGGAAGGCGATCTTGGCCAGGGCCGGGTCGATGGCGAGTTGCAGGCGCAGCGTGTTGTCCTCGCGCGTGCGCACGGGGCCGCTGGTGGCGACGACGCCAGCGGGTGTGTCGCTCATCCCAGGCCCGCCCCGCGCAGCATGTCGTCGATGGCCTCGCGGGCACTGCTGTAGTTCTTTGGCTCGGCGATGGTTTCTGCAGTGGACGTAAGCGCATAGAGCCGATCCTCAAGCGCTCGGACCTGTTCGACGAGCACGAGCACGTTCTTCGCCATGCGGTCGGTGTTCACGCGGCTGCCGTCGAGGTGGCGCTGCGCTTGCGCCGCCATGTCCTCAAGGGTGTTCATCGGGTCAGTTCTCCATTGGGCAACAGGCAGTAGCGGCTGCGGTTCATGTGCCCCCCGCGGACGATGTGACCGCTGCGTGCGGCGCATTCCCTGGTCTGCCTCTCATCGGCTCGGTTGGCGAAGTAGATGAACGCGACGCAGGCGGCGAGAAAGGCGGCATAGATCAACAGCGCCAAGCCCGGAACGTCTGCGGTGGAACTGCTGCCTCTACGGATGCGAAGCAACATCGTCACTCCTTCCATCAACGCCGACGAACTCGAAGCACAGCCGGCGCATGTCGGCCAGGTGCGCCTGCGTGGCCGCCAGCGCGCCGGCCGAGCCGGTGCCCTCGGTCGGGCGCAGGCCGCAGCGCCAGAGCTCGTCCATCAGCATCTGAGCGGTGCCCATGTCGAGGCTCACCATCGGCGCGATGGGACGACCAGGCTCGTGCTTCGCCATCACCACGGGGCGCGCGACATAGCGGCTGCCCTGCGGCGTGTCCACGCCAAGGCGCAGCTCGATGATGTCGCCCATCATCGGGTCACGGTGCGCCAGGATGCGGGGCTGACCGTGCCAGTTGATCGCCCCGTAGCCGTCCAGGGTCAGGGTGTCGTCGCTCATCAGATGCCTTCCATGCCTTTGAATGCCTCGTCAACGCGGGCACGCCACTCCGCTTTCGGAAAGGAGCGCGCGTAGAGGAACGCAATCAGCTCGCTCACGGCGAAACCGCCACGGCACTCTCCCGTCGCAAGCGCTTCTTGCGGGGCATAGACGTGGCAATAGACCTCGTAAGCCGCCATCGTCACGGCCTGCGGCGCGCGGGCGCGCTGCCCGTAGCCGATGCGCTTCACCTGCACCGGATGCGTGGGGATGTTGTTGGCGTCGCTCATGATTTGCCGCGGTGCAGTTGCTTGAAGGTCAGTTCCTTCGCGCCCTTCAGCGCCTGGCCTTCCTTGGTGAGCTTGCAGTGGACGCATCGGAGTGCGCCGACATGCCGCATCCTGAAGGACGCGATGCTTTCGCTTTTGAGCGTGACGTTCCCGACGAACTTCCACGAGTGGCGGCCGTTGTCGGTGGAGCAGGTTTTGCGATTCTTGGTGGTCATTGGCCTAGTTCCTTGAGAATTTCCCCAAGCTTCTTGAGCTTCTTCGTTTCCTCGGCAGCGGCAGCCATTTCTTCTTCGGTGAGCAGCGCCGCGGCGTCGATGGCGTCAGCCAGCTTCACGAGCCTGTCTGCCTCTTTGCGCATGTCAGCCGAAATGGCAGCGAGCCGGTCTAGCTGTCCAGGCTTCTTTGGTTCGGCGGCTGGCGCCGGGGTGGTTTTCACTTGCACGGGCTCCTTGGGTTGTGGAGGTGTCGGCGCCTGCTCGGGGGATTCTTTCTCGCGGACCTTGGCGCGCTGGAACTTCCCTCTGGCCGGTTCTCTGACCAGCCGCATGCTCACCAACTTGTTCAGCCAGCCAGCGACCGTGCTCACATCCTTGACCTGGCCCAGGCGGGCCAGCTCCTGCTGGATCTGCTGCATGGTCCAGGCCTCGCCGATAGGCACTGCGGAGAGCACCGTTCGATCTGCCTGTGTGAGTTGACCTTGCAACACTTCCAATCGCGCTGGTGTCATTGCGATTCGACCTCCAGCCTCATGGGAGGAAGCGTGATGCCAGGCATGGTGACAGCCACAAGCCCGCCGGCATTGAGCAGCGCGAGTTCCTCTGCCGTGGGGCGCCAGTGCGTCGTGACAGTGCGCAGCGTTCCTTCCACGCGGTCAGCGATGGCGATGGCGCCGCAGGGCAGCTCGGCCTGGTTCCAGCCGGCCGGTGCGCCGAGCACGCGCGTGCTGGTGCGGTGCTGGGTGGGGTTCAAGCGGTCACTCCTAGGTATGCAGTCCATGCCAGCAGCGCAAGGCCACCGACGATCAGGAGCGCGACGCCGCCAAGGAGCCCCTTGAACGCTCCGAAGCCGAGGCGCCCGAAGATCCCACCGAACGTCTCACACAGGCATTCGTGAAGCGCTCCAAGCACCATCCCGGCGAGCAGGACAGTGCAGACGACCAGCGTGCCGATGCCGGGCTCAATCTGTTCAGGGTGCAGCGTGTCAATGCAGTCGGCGTACTGGCGCATCTCTGCCGTAGTCGCCTTGTCGTGCTGGTAGCCATTGACCGTCACGGCACATTCCGCGCGGCGTGCGGCTATAGCGGCGGTTGCTGCCACTGCGGCAGCGGTGGATGCAACAGCCATCACTCGGCTCCTTTGGCGTCCTGCAGCGCCTCGTACTCCGCGCGCGGGATCAGTTCAGGGATGTGGGGACAAGCGGTGCCGACGCGCGGGCGCTGGCGCTTGTGGATGCGTTCGCCGAAGCTGCCGTGCCGAAGCTCGGTTTCGCCACCGCAGAAGCGGCAGACCTCGGTGGCCATGGATTGAGTGATGTCGCTCATGTCAGTCGCTGGAGCCGCCGGAAGAACCGCTGTCGCTGCAGGAGTTGTCGCTGCTGCTGGAGCCGCTGTCATAGGAGGACGTGGACGAGCCGCAGGACTTGCTGGGCACGTCCCACGAGCTGGACGCGCCGGCCCCGCCGAAGTCGCCACCCAGGCCGCTGCGGAAAGACGGCGCTGGCGCCGGCGGATCGTCGTTGATGGCTCGGCTGGCGGCCTGGCCGTAGTAGCTGCCCTGGTAGGGCTGGTCGTCGTCATCGTCACGGCGGCGCGCGGCCGGCGCGGGCGCAGCGGGCCGGCTGGGCGTGGGCACCGGGCGCGAAGGGTTGCGGCCGGGCGCGGCCGACAGCGATGCACGCAGCGCAGCATTGCGCAGCTCGTTGGGCGTCATGGTGCTGGCGCTGGGCGGCGGCTTGTCGCCGCACTTGGTGCCGTCGCAGGCGCCGCAGCAGTCCTTGGCCGGTGGTGGCGGCGCCCGGCGTACCCATACCTGTCGCCCCGCCAAGTGCGGCCCAGCATCAGGTCCGAGCGTGCGCAGCACGGCATCGGCGAAAGGGGGCTCCGTGATCCGTTCTGGGGGATCGGGCAATGCGCGCGGCGGCACGTGGCCACTGTGATTTAGGGCGTTCTTCGCATCCTGAAGGTCCAGCCATGCACGGAAGATGGCGACCAGCGAGAAGAACACCACGACCAGCGCAGCGACCAGCAGGTACGGCGCCGCTGGCGACGTCGCCACGCCGATGAACCATGCAGCGGCAGAGTCGATCCAGTTCATTGGGCAACTCCTGACCAGTCAGCCAGCACCAACGTGCGCTTCTCGCTGCTTTTGTGCCACCAGCACGTCCCCGACTTCCAGTCCGTGTCGTCCAGAGAAAAGCCGGCCGCGCGCATCAATTGCTCGATACGCCGAGAACGGTCGTAGTTGAAGGTTCGGCGGATGCACGCGGACCTTTCCTTCACCAATGCGGTGATGCCCTCGTGGGCATCGTTCAAAGCCTGCTCATCCTTGGCGTTGATGTAGGCGTCGATAACGCCCTGAATGCGCACGCGATCACGCTCGGCGGTGATGCCCGCCAGGAAAGCCTCATGCAGCGCCCAGCCGTGCCAGGCCAGCGCATCCTCGTAGTCGCTGGTGTCACTGACGCTCTGCACATAGTGGGAGGCTTCTTCTTCGTCGAGATGAACACCGAATGGCTTGTCGCTTGCCGCGACTTCTTTTGCGCGTTTATCGCGCTCCGGTGTTGGATTGCCTCGGCAATCCTGCTGGTGCTTGATCCAGTGCTTGAGCTTCACTGCAGTGTCTCCGGCGCGGGGTGGATGGATGCCGTCATCGAGCCAGCCCGGCGCACGGGCTCGAAGTCGAAGCTGTCATCGGGGAAAGGCACGCACTCATCGGACGTGCGGATGCGAATGGATGTGATCAGGCTGGCGCTGATGGAGGCGATCAGTGCGATGGCGACGCTGAACAGCGCCAGCTCTCGGCCAGAGAAGCAGAACATGCGCTTCACGCGCCCTCCCCTGAAACCGAATTAACGTGCTGCGCTTCGTTCGGATCGGTCCCTTCGACGGCCTGCACTTCGTCCTGGCCAGCGGCTGTTTCCTGCTGCCCTTGTTCTTCCTGATTCCCCCTTACAGGGACCGGAGGCGGGACAACACCGGAGGACGCCATCAGGTCGGCCCACACTTCCTCGACGGGACGGCCTTGAGCGGCGGCTTGGTTGCGCACCTGGGTCTGCAGCACCCAGGTCACCATGTGCAGCGCCAGCTCCACGCAGCCATTGAAGTCCAGCGCAAACACGCCGTTGAAGTTGCTATGCGCCATCTGCAGCTCGCCGACATGGCGGTACGCATGGTCCAGGTCTGGGGGAAACGGCACCTTGGCATCAGGGCCGGCGCTTTGGCTTTGAGCCATCCATGCGGTCAGGCGCGTCTTGGTCTCGGGGTACTGCTCCCCACGCGTCTTGTCCCACTCGCGCGGAGTGATGGGGATTTCCGGGTACTGCTTGGGCCTCACCAGCATTTCAAGCACGGCCTTGAGCATCTGCTTCACCTCGCCGATTTCAGAGGGAGCAGCAAGAGGGTTTGAGTTCGGGTTCGTCATCGAAGGGGCCTCGTTGGAATGAATCGCACGCAGTTAATTCGTTTCTGATGCACCGGGCCTGCTCAAGCGCTCGGCCATGGTTGGGCGCCGCTCGCACAGCGGCTGTCGGGCTTCGCTTGCGCGGCCCTCATAGGTGTGGCGCTTCCAGTGGGACCACTCGGCGCCGTCGAATCCGCAGTGGATGCACACCGCGTCCTCGTCGAATTTGTGGGCAGTGCTGGGCAGCGTGGTCACGCGAAAAGCTCCATCAGGTCGGTGCGCTGCAGGACCTGCAACTCGGCGTCGTGCATTTCCCGCAGCGCGACCTCCACGCGCGGGTTCTTCTTGTCCAGTGCCCACAGCACCTCGCGACGCTTGATCTGGCGGTCGTTGCAATAGACGCCGTTCTGGATCAGCAGCCGCTTCTTCTTGGGCTTCTCGCCAGGCGCCACCGCGGCGGGCACCAGCGTGTAGCGGTCTTGAAGAACGTCGAGCACAAGGCTTTCGTCCAAGTCGGGCCGCTCGCTGGCGTAGAAGATGCGCAGGACGATGTGAACCGGCCCGGTCAGGCGCTTGCGCGCCGTGGTCGGTATCTGGCGCAGCGCATCAGCCTCAAAGGCCAGCGCTTTTTCGCTCTTGATGCTGGTGCGGCGCGTGCCGCCGCCCTTCCTGGGCATGTCCACCTGCTGGCGCGAATTTGCCTTGGAACAAGCCTCACCGAAGATCGTGAAGCGCAGCACCTGCGGCTGCAGCGGGTCGTGCTGGCTCATGCGCGCCGTCCTTGCATCTGGTGCATCTCGTGCATCTCGGCCGTGACGTCCAGCGCACCGCGCAGCGGCGTCAGCCATTGGTCGTACATCGCATTGATGCGCATCCTCTCGCCAGCGCGCACCGGCCCTCCGCTGTCACGGAAGGGGCCGCTGGTCACAAACGCCACATCGCTCTCCAACCACCACGCCAAGCGGCCCTGCGATTCGTAGGGAGACAGCAAGCGCACCACACGCCCCAGCAGGCCAGCAAGCTGCCAAGGCGTGCGCGTCACGATGGCCCACTCGCCGGCACTGCAGCGCGCGCGCAGCGGCGGCGGCGCCTGCGTCACGCCACCACCTGCTGGGACAACATCAGGGCGCACCACCGCGCATCGGCGCGCTGCACGGCGCTGCTTTGCTCTCGCAGCGCCCAGCAGACCCACGACAACCAGCAGCGCCCCAACAAGTCGGCGCACAGATCGACCCACGGCAGCCACATCACAACCCTCCGGACAGTAAAAAGGGGGCGTCCGTCGCCAGCAGCGTGGCGTAGGACAACAAGGCGGCCGAGACCACCATAACCACAGCACGACAGGACGAGCTCATTGCAGACCGATCTCCACCTTCAGATCGCGCACGCTGGCCGCCTTGGCGTTGTCCAGGCCCCGGTAGCAGCGATCCGTGGCGTCGACCACGTAGAGGTCGTTGCCGGGCTCCTGCGCGTGAAAACGCGCGGTCAGCAGCACCAGCACCTCGTGGTCATCAGCGGCCACCAGCGCATGCGCTCCGAATCCGTAGTCCTGCCAGGTCGCCGCAGCAATGCGCGCGAGCTTGGTCTGAAGTGCGTTGCTGTGGACCATCGCGCCCACGAGGTCTGCTGTGCTCATACAGGAACTCCTTCTGCTTGCGCCGCGGCCTTCGCGGCTTCGTCCGCAACCATCTCTGCGCACTGGCGCACGAGCTGCGCCGGGCACTGCGACATGACGGCCTCGGCCACGGAGCAATACGTCTCCAGGGTGGCGATCACGAGGCCCAGTTCGCTGCCGTCCTCGGGCTGGACCAGGGTGCGCAGCCGGCGCAGCGTGGCGGTGACCATGCGGCCCACGCCGTCCATGCGTGCCTTCAGCACCGTCTTGCCGCTGGCATCCTTGACGCCCGCAGGCTTCGGGCTGCTGGCCGTGACGATGTTCTTGTCCACGTAGGTGCGGCGCAGCACCTCCTGCTCCGCGCGCACCATCAAGCCTCTCGTGCAGTCGGCGTGCTCGCGCTGCGCGTCATGCACCAGCAGCAGCCCAGCCACGGCCTCTAGCCCTAGCCGGTCCAGCGGGCACACCCCCGGCTTGCCCAGCGGCACCAGCGGGTCCACCTGCTTCCCTGGCTTTGGGCGCGGCACGAAACGCTGCAGTTCCTGAATCACGCGCTGCGCGGTGACGACCGCAAACTCGTGCTCGGTGCCAAGGCCCCAATTGCACAGCACCACGGCGATGTTGGCGGCGCCCGCGAGCACCTGCGCATGACGCACAGTGCCGTGACCAGTTGCGATGGCATCAAGCGCCTCGTGCTGGCGCAGCGACACCTGTACCAGCTTGCGCCGATTCAGCGACCAGTTCGCCATCTGGAGGCGCAGCAACCGGCGGGGCTGCGCATAGCGCAGCGCTACAACGCGGGCGGCAAAAGGCACCCGCCCCAACAGTGCGTGCGGAGCCGGCGCGGGCACCAGCGCCAGCACCGGCCGTTGCGCCTGCTGGCGCTTCATCGCGCGGGCGGCGGCCTTCATGCAGCACCACCGATCACCTTGCCCAGGCGAAAGATGCTGGCGACGTTGGCCAGCCGCTGCGCATCGACGGTCGCGGACACGTCGCACTTGCGCTCCCCGCGCTTGGCGGCACCCACGGTCGTAGGGCTCACGTTGAGCTTGGCCGCCAGCTCGTCCGCTGTGGCGTGGCCAGCTTCTATGACGCGCCTGAGTTCGACAGCCTGCTCAGCGGATATTCGTTGGCGCTGGCTGTTGAACCCGCGCAGCCTTTTCGCCTGCTCATCGAGCATGCCGTGCCCGCGCATGAAATTCATCTTCTGGGTACGGGACCCGCTCATAGCGTGCGCTGGGTTTACGCAGTCCTCGCTCGGGCACCTGACCTTGGCCCAGGCCAGGTGACCATCAGGCACCCGCTGCTTTCGCGCGATGTTCAGCGCGGCGCGGCGCCCTCGCTCGCGCCTGTGCCGCCCATCGCCGGCGATGTAGCTGACCAGCGGCACGCCGTCGTCACTGCGGAAGCAGCCCGTCCAGTGCCAGCACCCGGACTGCGCGTCCACGTTGCACCAGGCCTTCAGGTCGTCCGGGGTGTGAATGTGGCGCGGGCGCTCGGCGAGCTGCTGGGCGGGCTGCGCCTGCGCAACGGCCTGCGCCACCGGCTTTAGGTTGGTCGCGGGCGCCGCGGCTGGCGCTTTTGCTGCCGTGCAGGCCGGGCAGTCCCAAAACAGCCCGTCGAAGCTCCACGAGCGCCCCTGCACGTCCTTCCCGCTGGCCTTGAGCAGCTTGCAGGTGCGGCACTGGCGTGTCATCAGGTGGCCGGATCCACTCATGGGGCGCGCAACCGCATCGCAGGCCCCCCGCACGGATTCGTAGCGGCTCATGCCTGTGCTCCTCCGGGCTGGGATGGTTTCCCCAGCCCGCGCTGCTGACGGATTGCCTTGGCCTTGGCCTGACCACGCTCCTTCTCATCGGGCGCAAGCGCCTGCTGGCGCAGGTACTCCTGCGTCTGCCGGTCATCCGGCGAAGGGCACATAGGCGGCGCCGCGCTGCGTGGCGGGCCGTGCTCGGCCCGCGGCACGCTGGCCTTCGCAGCAGCCTGGGCCGCAGCTTCGCGCTGGTCGTTCAGCACCGTATCGACGTAGGCCGACCAGCAGCCCACCGGGCCAGCGGATCGTTCCTCGGCGCGCAGGATCGCCTGGCGCATCTGCCCGGCCGTCACGCCGGCCTTCTTCCAGCCCTTCATGCAGTCGAGCGCACGTTCGCTGGAGATGTCCAGTTCATGGTAGCGCTCGGCGAACAGCGCTTTCCACTCGCTGCGCTTCTGCGGCACGGCCGGGTCATCGAGCGGATCGCCCTCGCACGCAGGCGCGCTCGCGTGCGTGCCCGTGCGCGCGCCTGCGCCCGGGTCGTCGTCGTCAATTCCTGTTCCTGCTCCTGCTCCTGATTCGGGCATGCCTTCTGGGATGCCTTCCGGGATGGCTTCGCCAGCATTGCCAGAAGCCTTACCGGAAGGTTTACCGTGAGTGTTTGGCAAAGGTGTTTCGCATATGTCCGCGTACCGGCTGGGCACAACTTCATCGAACGCTTCGACATAGGGAACGCCGTAGTCGGCCAGCTTCGCACGCAGCCCCTTCAGCGCCTCCCGCTTCAGGTCGCACTCAGGCAGCAAGTCAAGCTCCGCGCGCCATGACCTGACCACGTTGGGACTCTCGGGCTTGTTGTGCTTGAGGCCGTTGGGGAGCCATACGAGCCTGGCCTTGAAGTCGGCCTTCGCCATACCCTGCGCGGCGACTTCAGCGAATGCACTGTCGAGGTCATCGATCTCCCAGCCCAATTCCTCTGCCATGCCAGCGCGGCCAGCGCGGAAAAGGCCAGGCACCGGACCGGTATGGGGGCCGGTGAGTAGGAAAACCCACAAGCCTTGCCCGCTGGGGAGCATGGGGGATAGAGCTCGAAACCTGTCGTCGGACCACATGCGGGACTCGATCTTGCGGAAGCGGCTCATGCGAGCCCCCTATCCGCAGTGTTTGACTGCTGTTTCATCTATGTCTGCTCCGCACAGACTCCGGACAGAAGGGGTGCAGCGGCAGGACAGCCCGGAACGCTGTCTTTTCGGTTGCGGCCTAGCCGCTGCATAAAAAACGCGCCTCCGTTGCGGGGCGCAACCAATGGATGCCTGCTTTCGGGTAGTGGCCCGGTGCAGACGAGTGGTAACTACCTCCCCCATCGGGGGCGTATTCCCAACAAAATGTTTTCCACACCAGCGTGTGGCGTGAGGGCGGCTGCGGTGCCATGAGGTTGCAAATGCCAACATCCGGGGAAGGCTTGGCTTTGCTTTGGGTATTACGCCCGGTGTACCGTGCGCTTCAGGCCAATAAGAAATGGCCTCCGCTTGGGACTGCGGGGACGATGTGCTCGGCCAATGTCCCCACGGGTAGGCAGGCATGCCAACTGCTCTTTGCCAATCCGGCCTTACAAAGCCCGCCTTTGCGGCCGAAAAATTAAGCAGTTCACTCCGATGAAATTCAAAAAGAGCCCCGGGAAATCTAGCTTCGACGAAACATCTGCTGAAGCGATATTTCTGAAACAGCTGGCACTCGCCACCATTCAAAACCTGCAGGGTAGTACACCCTGGGTTCTTAATGGTGCCATGGAGGCTGGTGGCGACATACTGCATGGCGCGCACTGTAGCGCCGGGCTACGAGGGCAGCAAGGCGATCCGCAGAAAAGCGACCGTAGCGCCGCGCTTCTCCCAGGGTGCGCCGCGCTACGGAAAGGGGACAATGCCGGCATGGAACGTGCCCGCAATGCCCACGGCTACATCAGTCGCATCCACAGACTCGCCGACGACGAGGAAGACGGAGCCTCCGGCCAAGCCGTCACTGAACATTGCGAACCTCCCGATTGGGAGGCACGGGCTCATTGGGAAACGAGCGCAGATCGACGCAAGCGAAAGCTCGTGTGGCTATGCGAGCGACACAGCCGGCCGAAGGTTGCCGAGTGGGGCGAAGTGTCGGAGGCCTACCTGCGACAGATCATCAACGAGAACCCATTGCCATCCAAACGCAAGGAGGGCGGCAAACGCATACCCCAGGTCGGTGACGACTTAGCTCGCCGACTGGAGAGCAAGGTTCCAGGTCTTTGCTACGCATGGTTCGACAACGACCTACCAGGCGACAAAGTAAGCGCATCAGGCAAGCAACTGACGGCTTACATGCACCCAGCCAGGGGGAGGGAAAGTTCCCCAATTGACTCGAATGGTGTATCTGACGAGCAACTTTCACCAACCATGGTGCTGGAGATAGCGAGCATCATCGCAGCGTACTGCGACCAGGCTCCTATACGACCAACGTTCGCTGAGTACTTCTCCATGGTCGTTGGCGCAGTGGAGCACGTACAGAGGAAGATAGAGCAAGAAGGAGCTGGCGCAGCAGCGGCGATAGTTGACGACCTGGTCGGCCGAATGCGCTTTGGCCACAGGGAAGCAGCTGGTCGCAAGGACTGAGCCTAGTCTTACCGCGTGCAGCAAGTGTCGCGCTCTGTATAAGCTTGCAACGAGCTTTCATAAGCACAAATTCCGTGTGCTGGGTGGATTTCGCACTTGCGTCTGTGTGCATGCTGTAACCGGACGCTATAAGTAGGCTTGAGCACTAACCTTCGGCCCTCGCCAATGGGGGCAAACTACTGCCCTTCATGGTGATTTAACCAGTAGGGCAGATGCACATGAGCAATACCGTGGACCCGCTCATCGACCAGAGCGGATCGCAAAAAAGCGGCGGATTCATCGAGGGTCTGGTCGATGAGTACCTGCGGAAGCGGCTGCGCGCGGCTCCGCAAGAAAGCATTCCCGATGCCATGAGCCGTACTGCGGCCCAGGCACGTCTGTCAGCGCCGCGCAACCTGACCCCCGACTTCATCAACCTCAGCCCCTGCGGGCTGGACACCGTGCCTACGCTCTCACGCATCTCCAGGCGTACCTGACGCCTTCCGCGCCCCGGCGGCGGCCAGCAAGGGTTTAATCCCCAAAATGGCCAATTAATTAACGTCCCATATAGTGGGACGAAGCATTTCCGTTACCCTCAGTTTCTAAAGAATTCGGGATTTTCCCGGGTCAGCACCCCTCATTCAAACACTCCAGCCTTCGTAGCGCGGCGCTTGCTATACACGTAGCGCGGCGCTACACTGCATCCATGCGGTCGAAATACCGTATGGAGGTTGTGGTGAGCAAACTTGAAGAAATTATGGCCCGCGCGCATACCGCAGGCCAAAATGCCAAGGCTCAATCACTCGCTGATTTCCCTGGCAGCACGGAAAAAGCGGAAGCCTCCTATTACGCGGCACGCGCGACATATCTGGAGGCTTCGTTGGAGCGGTATATAGAAAATGCGGAGCGCGCAAAACAAGCGCAAATTCCGCAGTGCGCCCCAGGCTGGAGGCTGATGGAAGCCTATATCGGCGACAAGGGCGCCGGCAAAAAGGTGTGGATCGAGTACCAGACCTTTACAGATGACGGCGCACCGTTCGCCAGGCTCTACCACTGCCACATCCCCGACGCCAGCGGCTGCCGCAAGGTGCTGATCGGCGAGCGCACCCCCTTCAGCGCCGAGCAAGTGAGCGCCTGGGAGGCCCAGGCCGTGGCCGCCGACAGCCAAGTCGCGCACGACACACCCCTCTCGCTGCACCCCCCCTGCGCCTACAGCGCATCCCTGGCCGCTGACACGTACCAGCGCACGCTGGATGCGCAGCACTACGCAAACCGCCGGGCTGCGTAATGGACGCCTCACCGCTGCAAATCGACGCACTGCTGGCCGAGGCCGTGGCGTCGGACGCCTTCAGCAACCGCGAGAAGGCGCTGCTCAAGGCATTAGCCCCTATCGCTGTGGTCGCCGCCATGCCCGGGACCATGAGCCATCTGCAGGCGATCTTCGGAAACCTGCCCTCAGGCGACTCACTACGCGACCACATGGAGTACGCCCTGCGCGTATTCCTGCGCGTTACCACCCCCAAGGAGCATCAGTAATGGCAGCCCTTTTTTCGTGGCCCCGTCGCCGCTGCACTGACAGTCTCGCCGTCAACGACACCAAGGACACTCGAGCCTCGGTACTGTTCCAGGCCCGCTTCCCCGAGGGTCCGTACAAGCTGGACGCGGCTTATCGGCGCTCCGTGTTTGCCGAGGTGGGCGGGCGCTTCGGCACCAAGGACGCGCTGCTGGGCGTGGTGGTGAGCCTGCTGGGCGAGGACCGCGAGTACCGCATCAATGCGGAGGCAGTGGCCGCCCTTTTCGCTGCGAGCCCGAGCCTGCATTCCCTGGCGCTGGCGTTGGTGCGGCTCGGCGAGGACGCCAGCTCGCTCGATGACGACGAGCTGCGCGGGCAACTGGCGGTGCTCAGTGAGGCTGCGCGCACGTCGCTGGCCCTGGTCGTGAACCCGATCCTGCGGGTGCCGGAATGAGCGCTGCCATGCATCAGAAGGCCATTCGCATCCTGGCCTTTATTCGCGAGATCAACCCGACGCGCGTGGACGCCGAACTGGCAGACCACGAGCGCCAGTGCGCCACCGAAACGGAACAGGAAGCTGCGTCAGACCCCGGCTGCCCGCCGTGCAAGTACGGCTGGCAATGCCGGCAGGGCAGCGGCTGCCCCGCCCGCGACCCACTGAACCACTGAGGTCCGCCATGCGTGAAATCCGACTGCAACCCAGCCCTTCCCAGCAAGCGCGTCTTGCCGCGGCTCAGATGGGTGCGTGCTTCCAGTGCGGCCGACGCTGCAAAGGTGGGCTGACTTCCGACTACTGCAGTGGCGGCGGCTTCGGATTGCGCGACCTGTTGAGCGTGCTGCGCGGCCTGCTGAGATGGAAGTAGCAATGGCGATCACCCAAAAACATCTGGACAAGGTGGCGCTGTTCTGGCCTGCGGTTGTCGCAGTGGCGCTGTTTGGCCTCTCGTACCTGAGCCTCTACTGATTTCCCAACGGGGCATGCCGGCGGCCCCATTCCACGCCGGCAGATGAGAAAGAACCTGATGAGCGACATCACCAAACTGCAAGAGTTCGATTTCGTTGTGGGCGGCGACTTTTCCGCTTCCACGCTGCGCAACGACTGCCCCGGTGACCTGACCCGCAACGCCTACATGAAGGAGACCGCCTTCGGATTCGCCCACTCGCTCTCCAAGATCGACAGCGACGGGCTGGGCGTGGTGATCGGCAAGGGCATGAGCCCGGTGGTCAAGGACGGCGCCAGCGCGAACGATGTAGCCGAACTGTTCGACACCGAGCCGGGCGGCTCCACCCCGATGCACCTTTGGCTGCAGGCCGCGTTCAATCTGGCCGGCAAAAGCGAGAAGAAGGACTTCATCGTGTTCTTCTTCGACGGCGAACCCGACGACAAGGCCGCGGTCAAGAAGGTGATCATCGACCAGGCCAACAGCCAAGCCAATGACGACGACCTCACGCTGCTGCTGGTGCAGATCGGCAATGACGCGGGTGCCGGCGCCTTCCTGAAGGAACTGGACGACAACCTGAGCGATGCGCTGGGCAACAAGCCCAAGTTCGACATCGTGGACACCTGCACGATGGAACAGCTGATGGCCGCCGGCAGCGCCGCCGAAGTGGTCCTCAAGGCCATCGCCGACTAAGCGTTTCACCCGCATCGGGCGGCCGAGGCCGCCCTTTCCATAAAGGAGCCCCAATGCTCGGAGAACTGCTTACCGCCGTGGTGATTTTTGCCATCGGCGCCGAGGTCGGCGCGCGCTACGGCGGCGCCAAGAAGCTGTGGACGAAGGCCAAGGACGCCTTCAAGGCCTGATCCGCAACCACACGCACAGGAGAGTCGCCATGTCCCTCGGAACCGTCACCGGCAACCGCTACAGCGGCGCCCACAAGAGCCAGCCCAAGCCCGATCTGCAGCAGCGCCTCAAGGAGCAGACGCAGCGCACGACGCCGCAAGGCACGTTCAAGACCGGGCCCGATGGGCGCATGGAGTACGTGCCCAAGATGGTGCCCACGCACAACCAGCAGGTGCTGCAGCGCATGCGCGCTACCAAGACCGAGCCCACGCCGGAAATGGACGCCAAGCGCGCGGCCGAAGAAGCGCGCAGCGCGGCGGCCTTCGTCCCCGGCGCAATGGTTCGCATCACCGACATGGTCGATGCGCTGTGGTTGCAAGACCCATGGCCCTTTACCCTTGAGCTGGCAAAGGCTGTGGCAGGTTTGATTGGCCGCGTTGACGGCCACAGCGAGGACGGCCATGGCGTCTATGTCGAGGTCGACGGCAACCGGTTGCTGCTGTTGCCCGAGAACCTGCGCACGCTGAACCAGGCCGAGCTGCGGGACGCATTGCAACCGGCCGAAGGCGACGACGAGCGTGAGGCCATGGGCCTGGCTGGGGCCGAGGCCGGCGTGCTCTCGCCCAGCGAGGCGGCGCAGGAATTTGAGCCGCTGCGCGTGGGAGACAAGGTGCAAACGCTCACGGGCTTGGTGGGCGTCGTGGTTTCCTTGAGCGGCGACATCACCGTTGTGCATCACCCCGCATGGAACTGGCCTGCGCAGATCCAGCGCAAGAACCTCAAGCTGGTGAAGAAGGCGGGGGTCTGAACCATGGACATGAGCGAACTGACCCTCCTTGCGCCAGAAACCCAACGCAGCCAGTGGCTGGGCGGCAGCGACATAGCCGCGGTGATGGGCATCAGCCCGTGGACAACGCCGATGGCCCTCTACGAGAAAAAGACGGCGCCTGCTGCTGAAACTAAGGTTAAGAACAAGGGCGCGCTGCGCCGAGGCCAGCGGTGGGAAGGCGCGGTGGCCGAAATGCTGGTGGAGCGCCTGGAAGACGAAGGCCACACCGTGGAGATCGTGGCGAGCAACCGCCGCTACCAAGACGCTGAGTACGGCTTCATGGCCTCGGAAATCGACTTTGAACTGCGGCTGGACGGCGACCCGGAGATCTGGAACGCGGAACTCAAGACTGTCCACCCATTCAAGACAAAGGAATGGGGCGAATCGGGCACCGATGACCTGCCCATTCACTACACCGCGCAGGTGATGTGGGGCATGGGCGTGACGCGCCGCCGTAAAGGGATGCTGGCCGCGCTTTTCGGCGCGGACGAGCTGCGTACCTACCCGGTGATGGGTGATGACGAAACTATTGCCGCGCTGCGCGCGCACGGCCTGGCCTTCTGGAACAACCATGTGCTTGCGCGCGTGCCTCCGCCGCCAATCGACCTGGCTGACATAGCCAGGATGTACGCCAAGCAATCGGACGTGCCGGCGCTGCTCGCCGATGCCGACCTGACCTCCAAGGTTCTGCGCCTGCGCGCGCTGCAGCAGCAATCCAAGGCATGCGAGGCCGAGGCCGAGGCGCTGGAATTCGACATCAAGCGCGCCATGGGCGAATGCGGCGAGCTGATCCTGCCCAACGGCAAGAAGGCCCTGGACTGGAAGCACCGCAGCGGCAAGTACTTGGATGAAACCGGGCTGAAGGAAGCCCACCCGGACATTGCCAAGGCATTCACCCGCACCTGGGAAAGCCGCGTTTTCTCCCTCAAGGCATTCGACACCAAAGGACTGTGAACATGAGCGCACAAGCACTGAAAGCCGTAGCCACCGGGGCGGCGGCCCAGGCCCCGCAGCAACCCCGCGGCATCTTCGACATGATGCAGAGCGACCGCTTCAAGAAGGGCATCGCGGCGGTGGCCGGCAAGATCATGACGCCCGAGCGCATGGTGAGCCTGTGCATCAACGCGGTGAAAAAAACGCCGCTGCTGCTGCAGTGCGACCCGCACTCGGTGCTTGGCGCAATGATGGCCTCGGCCGCGCTGGGGCTGGAGCCCAACACCATCCAGCAGCAGGCTTTCCTCCTTCCCTATAAGAAGAAGAAGAAGGTAGGCAACCAGTGGGTCGAGTACTACGAGTGCCAATTCCAGATCGGCGCGCGCGGCTTCGTGACGCTGGCCTACCGCTCGCCGCACATCAAGCGCCTGACCGCCGAAACGGTGCATGCGAACGATTTCTTCGAGCACATGCAGGGCAGCGAAACCTTCCTGCGCTACGCCAAGACGATGCGCGACCGTGGCGATCCCATCGGCGCCTTCTCGCATGTGATGCTGGCCTCGGGCGAGGAAACCGCCTGCATTCTGCCGCTGGAGGAAATTCACAAAATCCGCAGCAAAAGCGAAACCTACGTCAGCCTGACCGGCAAGGTGGCAGAGGACGCCACGCCCTACAACCGCAAGAAGCTGGACGAAACGCCCTGGGTGATGTGGTTCGATGACATGGCTGCCAAATCGGCCATCAAGAAGCACGCCAAGATCCTGCCGATTTCCAGCGGCGACGCGCTGGCTGTGGCCGCTGAGCTTGACAACAGGGCCGACATGGGCGCCGTTGACATGCGGGCCTTCGAAGACCCGGATGCAGCGCGCGCCGTGGTGGGCGGCGACGCGGACATACCCGACGCCGGCCCCCACGCTGACGATCAGCAGGCCGCGCTGGAGGCGCCGCAGACCCCGGCGGTGGACGTGAGCCACATGCCGATCATGCAGGAGCGCGCCGAGCGCGTGCAGGTGGCCGTGCCGCAGAACTACAAGGCGCAGACGCCCGCGCAGGCCCCGGCGCAGCAGCAGCGCCAGCAGGCCGAGCCCCCGACCTTCAACGCTGACAAGTTCGCCGAGAGCATGCAGGCCGCGGCCGACAAGAACGACCTCGACACCCTGGATCTGAAAGCCGACGAGCTGCGCGACGTGCAGGACGAGGACGCGCGCGAAATGCTGACCGGCATGTACCAGCGGCTGCGCGCCGAGGTTGAGGACCGGCAGGCCGGCGCCAGTGGCCAAGTCTCGCTGATCGGCGACGCATCGCCAGCCCCTGCACCTGCGCCAGCCTCCAAGCGCGGCACGCGAGGCGCCTGATGGCAAAGCTCCATCCAGAAGTCAAGGAACTGCGCCGCCTCGCCCGCGAGGAAGAACTGCAGCTCATCGAATACCCGGACGGACGGGTGTTGGTGATCGGCGGCGCGGTCAACGTCCACTACTGGCCAGGCAGCAAGCGCATGACCAGCTACGCGGAAGGAGCCCCCGAGGGCAAGCACTACCAAACAGCCAAGCAGGTCATCAAGACCGCACTGGCCAAGTAACTGTTCCTGGGCGATCCCAGCGTACCGAGCGCCGCTTCCTCCCTCCGTCCTGCTTCCACGACTCCGCAGGAATTGCTCGGCGCGAGCGGCTTAGGCCGCCGCCCTATTTCTTCTCACTGGCAACTGCTGAAACCCGGGGCAGCGAGCGCGGCCGATAGAGCACGCGCCGTCCAGTCCCACCAACGATGAAAGGAGCCCGCGATGGGCGCTCGTGATTCTCAAGACGATATGAAGCAGACCCTTCAGATGACGGCCAACACCATCGGCCGCGACCTGCTGGAGCGGCTGGTGATGGAGTGCCGGATGCTGCCGGACGTTTGGCCCAAGCTGACCAAGAACAAGCAGGACGACGTCATTGGCCGCCTGCGCACCGCCGTGGAGGCCGCCGTCACGATGGCCGTTCACTTGATCGCCAGCAACAACCGCACAGCGGTTCCGGCGGTGCTGGAGAACTTCGCAAACACCAAGAGCGGCATCAAGGGCAGCCTCGTGTTCAGCAAGACCTGCCCGGCCCGCCACGAGCTGTTCGACTCGCAAGGCCAGGAGGTGCTGGTCATCGTCGCATCAGCCACGGATCACATGGGCGACACCGAGGGTGTGAAGGGCGAACCCGACCAGCGCGCGATGGACCTCGGCCACGAGTACGACCCGAACGGCGACGGCAAGGGCATGGAGGGCGCCTACCAGCCAGGCGATGTGATCGACGCGGAATTCAAGGAAGTGCCGGCGCTGCCGCACATGCCGCTGCAGACCGAGCTTGACCAGGCATACCGAGACGGCTGGGTCGCCGCCGAGCGCGAGTTGCCCAAGGAAGCCTGCCCGAGCGTGCGACACGAGTTGGTGTTCCAGTGGACGCAGGGCTGGACGGACTGGCACGCTGGCGCACAGCCGCGCGTGCAGATCGACGCCGTGCCCGAGGCAGCAACGCCGCCAGCCAATGCGCCGCAGACCCCGATTGAGGCACTGCAGGCTGCGGTTGATGCAGAAAACGCCCAGCACGATGCAGAAAACCAGAATTCCGATGCGGCGCCGGGCGAATCCGATGCGGCCTCCGAGGCCGTGCAGGACAAGGCCAAGCCAGCGCTCAAGCCCAGCGCGAAGGCCAAGCCAGTGGCTACCAAGCCCGCTACCAAGAAAGGCGGCCGGAAGTGAGTGCGGCCCTGCAGCGCCTGTGCAAGTGGCGAGCCGTGTTCGCCGGCTGGCAGTTGGGCACCCGCCCCAAGGGCGACCCGGAGAGTGATGCGGTGCGCGACCACCGCGAGCTGACCATCCTGCTGCGCGCCGAGGTTTCGGCCTTGGTGGCGATGCTCGTTGGGAAGGGCGTGTTCACTGCTGAAGAATTCTGTGCCGCTTTGGACAAGGAAGCAGAGCAGTTGTCCAAGGACTACGAGCAGCGCTTCCCCGGCTTCAAGGCCCGGGACTACGGCATGCACATGGACGCCGCCATCGCGGCCGACACGATGCGAGGGTGGCGCAAGTGACGGCACCCATCGTCGCCCGGGAGCGCGTCAAGCGTGCCGTCGATGACGCTCTAAACGGGAGTTGCCACGGCGATCAGGAAAAGGCCATCGCGTATGTCGCTGCGGCGCAGTGCCTGCCGGAGGAGGCGGTGCGGCTGGCGCTGCAGCCGGCCGACTTCTGGTGCTGCGAAAAGGGTGAGAACCTCGGCGTTCCGGTGTGCGACGACTGCGCCGAGTTCGATGAGCTGATGCGCGCTGCATGGAGCGAGGAACACGGCGAGTCTCCGTTGCAATCGCAACGGTAGCGCATACACACGTCTAGGCCCTTTGGTTAACGCCAAAAGGGGGGCAAGATGCCTGCCATGTAGCGCCGCGCTACATCACCTTGCCCCCTGGAGATTCGCTCGATGAAACGTGACGCAATTACCTTTGCACCGGACGTGCGTGAGATTCGCCACTTCCACCTGTTCGCCGGCCTGGGCGGCGGCGCCAAAGGCTTCAACCAAGGCGAGGCCCGCGTCGGGAACATGGAGGCGCGCTTCCGCTGTATCGGCGGCATCGACGTGGACCCCGCTGCGGTGCGCGACTTCGGCCGGTTGGCCGGTGTGCCCGGCACGGTGCTGGACCTGTTCGACCGCAGCCAGTACGTGCGCTTCTGGGGCCGGCAGCCGCCCGCTGGATGGCACGAGGCAACCCCCCAGGACATTAAGCGTGCAGCCGGCGGCGAGCGGCCCCACATCGTGTTCCTGTCCGCGCCGTGCAAAGCCTTCTCGGGCCTGCTCTCCGCGAAAAAGAGTCTCACGGGAAAGTACATCGCACTGAGCGAGCTGACGGTTCGCGGCATGTGGCTGATGCTGGAGGCATGGCGCGACGACCCGCCCGAGCTGATCATTTTCGAGAACGTCCCGATGATCGCCACGCGCGGCCGGGCACTGCTCGACAAGATCCAGTCCATGCTGCGCGCCTTCGGCTACGCCGTGGCCGAAACGACGCACGACTGCGGCAAGATCGGCAAGCTGCCGCAGAGCCGCAAGCGGTTCCTGATGGTTGCGCGCCACACCGAGAAGGTGCCGCCGCTGCTGTACGAGCCGGAACAGCACCGGCTGCTGACCGTTGGCGACGTGCTGTCGCGTGCCCCCCTGCCGGGCGACATGCGCGCCGGCCCGATGCACCGGCTGCCGCGCCTGCAGTGGCAGACCTGGGTGCGCCTCGCGTTCGTGGAGGCCGGCAAGGACTGGCGCAGCCTCAACCGGCTGGCGGTGCAGGACGGAGTGCTGCGGGACTACCTGATCGTGCCCGACATGCGCAACACGGCGCTGGGCGTGCATGCCTGGGACGACAGCGCCGGCACGGTGACCGGCAACGCGCGCCCGGCCACCGGCGCCTTCAGCGTGGCCGACCCGCGCGCACCGGAAGCTGCCAAGCAATACCAGCAGTACGGCGTGCGGCGCTGGGATGAAACCAGCGGCGCCATCACCGGGCAGTCCGCGCCCGGCGGCGGCACCTACAGCGTGGCCGACCCGCGGCCCGAGGGCGTGCGGCACAACAACGTGTTCCGCGTGGTTCGCATGGGCGACACCTCGCCGGCCATCACCGGCGGCGCTGGCCCCACGGCGGGCGGGCTGGCGCTGGCCGACCCGCGCCCGCAATGGGATCGCCACGGCAACAACCTGGTGGTCGGGCAGTGGGGCGAGCCCTCGCGCACGGTCATCGCGGGCGGCAAGGGTGTGCAGGGCGGCTGGCTGTCCGTGGCCGACCCGCGCAGCGGCATGGACGCCGAGCGCGCGGCCTACCTGACGGGCGGCCACTACGGTGTGCTGCCATGGGACGGCACCAGCGGCGCGGTGAGCGCGGCGGCCTGCCATGACAACGGGCGCTGGAGCGTGGCCGACCCGCGGCTGCTGCCAGCGGCCACCGACAACATCAACGCGCTGATCGTGGCCGAGGACGGCACCTGGCACCGCCCGTTCACGACCTGGGAGTGCGCCGTCATGCAGTCGCTGGTGGAGCCGGAGGAAGCGTTGGAGCTCGACGGCCTGAGCGACAGCGACTGGAGGGAAAGAATTGGAAACGCCGTCCCCCCCGCTGCCGCTGAAGCGATAGCCAGCGAGATGGGGCGCACTCTACTGCTCGCATGGTCCGGCGAGACGTTCCAGCTCTCCGCGGCGCCCATCTGGGTGCGCAACGTGGCGGTGGCGATCAGCGTGGCACAGGGAGCCTGACCATGAACGCCAGCCCATTCGATCAACTGCTAGGCCCCGTTACGCTGCCTGTGAACCTCATGGCCACACAGCGCCAGCGCGTTGCCTCCTACAACATGGGCACATCTGGGGAGGTGCTGGCCTACTGCAACGAGCCGCGCACGATGGACGAAATCGTGGACGAACTGGGCGACAGCGCCCAGTTCACTGTCTGGAACCTGGTGAAGCACAAGAAGCTGGTGAACCTGAAAGGGCCGCGCCAGAAGGGGCTGTACGTGGTGGCCGAGCGTGCTGCGGAGTTTGCCCACCTGGCGGCACCCGCGCCGAAGGCACGCATCAAGATCGGCCGCGCCACGGCGCACGAAACCGTGGTGTGGCACCGCATGGCCGGGCGCAACCACCTGCCCGAGTCCTGCAAGACCGTGCTGCTGGCCGTCGCGGGCCAGCCCGAAGTGTTCGATGCGTGGCACGACGCCGATGGATGGCATTGGGCAGCCGATGGACGTCCGGTGGAGGGCCGCGTGATCGCCTGGGCGGAAAAGCCCGCCGGGCCTAAGGAGTGATCCATGGCTGATGTTTCGCTGAAGTTCGCCCGCCTGCGCGAGCGCATGGACAAGCTCATGCAGCCAGCGCAGCCCACGGCCCTGAAGGCTGTGGCCGATGGGTTCGGCATCCAGTGCAAGTGCGGGCACCACGCGCCGCTGGACGAGTTCACCAAGTCGCCGGCCGGCATCGACCTGCCGCCGCGCCACTACCAATGCCACGCCTGCGGCGAAGCCTGGACGATCAAGACCGTCGCTCCGGCAGAGGTTCGCCCCAGCGGGTTCGTCGTGCCGCCCGAACTGGCATGTGTACCCGTGACGCAGAGGACGCTGTGATGGAGCGGGTGATCCTCGTTGCCTGCAGCAAGGCCAAGCTGGCCGCCCCGGCCGAGGCCCGCCTGCTCTACCAGGGCGACCTGTTCCGCAAGGCCCGCTCCCTGGCCGCGTTGCGCGGTGCCCGCTGGTTCATCTTGTCGGCCAAGCACGGGCTGGTGGCCCCGGACACGGTGCTGCAGCCGTACGACGACACGCTGGCGCACGCCACGCGCGAGCGACTGGCCGCATGGAATGCGCTGGTTCTGGCGCAGCTTGGCGCGGCGCGGCTGCTGGCCGAGCCGCTGGAGGTGCTCGCCGGCCGGTGCTACCGGGGCTGGACGGCCTGCCTTGACGTGACCGTGCCGATGCGCGGCATGGGCATCGGGCAGCAGAAAGCCTGGCTGTCCAAACAACTCGATTCCATCACTAACGGATAAGCGCCCATGGCTGACCAGCAGCAGATCAGGAGACCCATGAACAAACCCATCAACCGCATACCGGCCGCGCTGCAGGCCAGCGGCGCCAGCACGAGCGAGACACGCCGGGTGCTGGCGCTCATCGGCAGCAGCGAGGAAGGCATGACAACGACCGAACTGCGCACTGCGCTGGGCACAGACGGCCGACGCATCCGCGGGCTGCTCAAGGCCCCCGCCGACCGCGGCGAGGTGACGTACAGCTACAGGCGCTGGAGGCTGAACCCTCACTACGTGTGCCCGCACGTTCGCAAGGTGGTCGAAGAACTGCGCGCTGCAGGCTGGACGGTCACCGAACCCTGGAACAACGCACAAAAGGAGAAAGAAGCGTGAACTCGGTCCTATTTGATGTCGATTCGCTGATGAGCATGGCTCATTCTCCCGTGAGCAACTACGTTATCCCGGGCCTGACCAGCTACCTCATTGGGGGACGCAGCGAGCGCGGCACCGTGCGGCTTTTTCACTGCAGCCGCGAGCACCAAGAGGCGATTACGCCGCACAGCCACCGATTTGATTTCCAGTGCTGGGTGCTGCGCGGGAACGTGCGCAACCGGCTGTGGCGTAGAGCCGCTGCGGACCATCCGGCAGCAGATCAGTTTTGCGTTTCGTCGCTCTCCTACAAGGGGGCCATGGGCGACTACTCCAAAGAGCCTCTTGGGGTCAGCCGCTGGGTCCACGCAGACCACTGCTACAGCACAGGCGAGTGCTACTCCATGAAGGCTGACGAGGTGCATTCCATTTTCTTCTCTCGCGGTGCGGTGGTTCTGTTCTTCGAGGGGCCTTCTGTATCTGACCACTCCATCGCACTGGAGCCATATGTTGATAACGAAACTATCCCGACCATGGAAACACGCCCATGGATGTTCCGCCGCAAAGAGGCCGCCTGACCACTGCCTAACCACCGCCTGACAACACAACGATCTGCACACCATGTCCATATACCTATCCCTTGACAACACCGCCCTGGCCGCCCTGTTCCCTGAGGGCACTGAAGCTCGATTGGCCCTGCGCAACGCCGTCATCGACCAGGCCGTGAAGCGGCTCGTCCAGAAGGACCTGAACCTGCCCGACTTCCAAAATAGCGTCCGGCTGCAGGTCGAGCAGGCTGCAAGCGAGGCCATAGCGCGCGCCGGGGTCGTGATAAAGGGTCGGCGCATCACCATAGGCCAAGAGGTCAAGGAAAGCCTGCAGACGGAAGCCGACGAGGCGCTGAAACGCGCCATAGCCGAAGGGATGGACCTGTCGCCCGAGCGCCTGGGCAAGCTGCGCGATGAACTGCTGGCGAATCTGCAGCAGCGGCTGGACCACGACATAGGGCAGATGCTGGAGCAGCGTGTTGCGCTGGCGCTGGGCAAGCACATGGAGCAACGCATTGCCGCTGCGGTAACGCAGGCGCTGACAAATTTGACCAGCAAGGCGTGAGGTCAGCAGTTCGATGCGTTACACAACCACCCTGCGGGAATAGCGTTATCCACAGGATTCTCTATATGATGTAGCGCCGCGCTACAAAAACGGAGGCACCTTGTTTACCTGCGATAAGCCCAAAACCGCCACAGATGCCCTGGTTGACTTGTCATTCATGGCCTACGGCAAACCCGGGACCATCGGGGAATTGACTGGCCTTGTTCGTGCCGAGTTGGAAAGGAAAACCGAGGTGGATGCGGAGCAACGCGAGCTGTTCCTGGCAGTCTACATGCTGCTGGCGCAGCGCCAGCGCGGCGGGATCACGAAGGAAGCATGGGAGCGCCTCTGGCACGCAGGCGGCGCGCTCATGCCGCACTACGGCATCACCAGCGCCGACGACATAGCGGCGCTGGAAGCCAAGGCCAAGGCCGATAACCCGGAGGAAACCTCATGCCAGTGATGAACATCGACCTTGAGGACGGCAAGCCTCCGGTGACCTTTTCGCTCAAGTCCGAGGACGCACAGCGGTTCATGGCGTTCATGGACACCTGCAACGGCTACAAGCTGGCGCTGGACGCCGGCATGGAGAGTCGCACGGTTTACCGGGCGCCGGAAGGCATGCGAATGGTTCCTGAAGGCGATGTGGCCGAGCTGGCGCGGCTGCGGCTGCAGGAGGCCAGGGAATCCCGGCTGCAGAACGCACAGCAGGCCCAGGAGAATTTCGGCGCGACGCTGCAGCAGTTCGTCAGCGCCGTGAACACGGCTGCCGCCGCGGCGCCGGTCATACCCGCCACCTGGGCCGACGCCGAGCGGCTCGTGGGCTTCGCCAGCGTGGACGAGGCGCTGACCGCATTTGCCCACGACAGCACAGGCGACAACGCCACGGCCATCGTGCTGGCGGTGCTGGAGTCCATGGCCGACATGAGCACGCCTGCTGCGCAGCAGGCTCACCAGCGCCTGGGCTTCGGCGACGTGCCACTGCTTGTAGCCGAGCTGGCGATGTTCATTCGCATGATCGCGTCGAAGGTCAGGGGCGGCCGGGACGCCACGGAAGTGATCGGGAAGGCTCTGGAGTGCCAGCGCCAGCACGGGCTGGGCAGCCCGCTGCGCGGCGAACAGGCCGCCATACCGGTAGGTGTAAAGACGGGCAGCGAAGGAGCAAAGCCGTGATCCGCTGCATCCCTATCACTGCCTGCGCCTTCTGCCCGTACCGCAAGCGGAATTACGGCCGCTGGGAGTGCGCGCAGATGAACCACCAGGAACTGCCGCCGCAGGCCGTGGAAAACGGCATTGCCACGCCGCCGCCGGTGTGGTGCCCGTTGCCGCCGCATCCCTCGTTCGCTGTCGCGCCGGCCACGCCCGAGGTGGCGCAGTGAGCCGCCCGCGCGTCGTGCTGGTGGCCGCCGTCGCCCGCAACGGCGTGATCGGCCACAAGGGTGCCCTGCCCTGGGGACACTTCCCCGAAGACATGGAGCACTTCCGCAAGCTCACCATGGGCGCGGCGGTGGTGATGGGCTGGCGCACCTGGGAGAGCCTGCCTGCGCAGCACCGGCCGCTGCCGGGCCGGCGCAACGTGGTGCTGACGCGCACAGAGGCACACGCTGCGGCTGCAGCGGAATGCGGTGCGCAGGAACTGGCTCCATCACTGGAGTTCGCCATTGCACGCCTGACGCATCTGCGTGAGCCAGTGATCTACGTCATAGGCGGCGCCCAGGTGTACGCGCTGGCGCTGCACGTGGCCGACGAGGTGGTGCTCACCGAGATCGACCGCGACTTCGATGGCGACACGAAGCTGCCTTACTTCTCGCGCTGGCGCTTCAGACAGGAGCGCGGCGCTGTTCGCCGCGCTGCGGCTGGCTTCAAGTTCGCCATCAACACCTACCGGCGCATCCGCCGGCACTGGAGCGATGACGTGGAATGGCGCCCAGGGCGCTGGGACGCCTTGAGCTCTGCGCCGCAGGACTGCACGTATGTGCGCGGGCGCGCGGCTGACGGGAAGCTGCTGGAGCCCATGCACTACGCCTGCGGCGGCGGTGAGGAACAGCCATCCTTCGACGGGTGGTTCCTGCCCTACTCGGACGGCAGCGGCTTCTATCAGGTGCGCCCCGTGTCCTGGCAGCCGCTGCGCGCCCTGCCTGATGGGCCTGACTGCGCCTCCTGCCCGAAGCTGCCGGCCGAGTGCTGCCGGAAAGGCGAAGCATGAAGTTCGACACGCTGGAGACGTTCCTGCACGCCGTTTACAACAAGGCCGGCGAGTCCCCATCGTCAGTGTCGAAGGCATTGCCCGCGCATTTGCAGTACCAGGCTTGCAGTCAGATCGTTGACCTCATGAGGGCCGCGTTCCATGTGCATGAGCAAGCCTCTGCGCAGATTGGCCCAGGAGACAGCCTGCTTGGATACCGGCTGGAGCAGGCCAAGCGTGAGTTGCCCGAGGGCTGGCAGATCGTGGTGCAGGTGAAAGCTGGCGAGCTGCACGTGGACCTCTACGACGCCAACGACGAGCGCCAGCAGGTGCCCACCGTGCAGGGCGATGAACCCTCTGGCGTGGTCGCCGATGCGCTGAAGTACGCGTGCGACCGAACTATGGTGACGGAGGCGCCGACCGTCACCAAGATGCCCGTTCCAAGCAACCCGGAAACGCAACTCCAGCTTGCTGCTGTGATGCTCAAGCACGGCACCCCGGAGCAGCAGCGCGAGGCCTTGGTATGGGCAAGCAAGGAACGGACTTGACCCACACCTACTACAGCCTCTGCTTCGGCGATCACCGCTCGTTCATGACCGGCTACTGGCTATTCGTCGGAGCGCTTTCGCTGCTGGTGCTGTGGCTGTTCTTGAAGACCGACGAGGACGACGAGGAATGAGCAATTCCAGAACCCTGATGATGGACAAGCGCCTGCGGGCCATGGAGAAACGCGGCAGGCACAGCGGCTACCGCACCCCGAAGGACTACACCCCAAGGCGCAGCCACACGCACGACAGGATCGTGTTGCGGCGGCAGGCGGTCCACCGACTTCGCACGGAGCCGATGGTGCCCAGCGTCTACGTGTGGGGCTGCCGGCTGTACGTTGGCGGCAAGGTCCGTCCAAAGCTCAAGCAGGGCCGTCTGTTCGCGCTGCGCATTCGCATCCAGCATCAGTGCCGAAGGGGCGCCCATGGACACCGGGCTTGAAACCGGCCTGTGGATGCTGGGCCTTCTCGTCGCACTGCTCGCGGCCAACTGGCTGCGCGACCGCAACGGAGGGAAGTGATGCCCTTCTACCGGGTGCCCAACCTCGGCCTGGTTCATTTCAAGATCGGCGGCAAGCGCCTGCACGATGCACCGTGCAGGGCGCCTTTCGAGTGGCAGCACCTGGGCACCACGTACCACCACTGCTGCAAAGCGTCGGCGTTCCTGTGCGACGCGCCAGTTGGCGACGAAGGCAAGACATGCGACATGCCCATCTGCAGCGAGCACGCCAAGCAGATCGGCCCCGACGAACACCTGTGCCCCAAGCACGCGGCCGAGGCGCCACAAAAGGAGCTTTTCTGATGACCACCAACCAAGCCCCCGAGATGATGGACGAGCTGCTGCGCGTCACGACCCCGGCGCAGCCTCGGCTGGACTACGAGACGCTGCGCGCTCGCTACGAGTTCCTGTGCCAGAACATTCACAAGCTCAGGGCCGAAATCCATTTGCACGCGGACGGGAGAGCTGAGATTCATAGGCTCAGGTTTCTTCTGCCTGGGGAAACCTGGCAGAACTTGGACTTCGCTCTGGACGCTGCGGAGATGGATGCCAAGGTGGCCGAAGTCATGAAGGGTCGGGCCCCATGAGCGCAAACCTGTACCTGGCGTTCGAGTATCAACATCGGCCAGGCCAGCCTGTCATCGCCTACGACCGCCTGCGGCTGTTCTGGCAGGACTACGAAGCATTCGACCGGATCAAGGCTGAGGCGATACCACTGCCCGAGGGCGTGTATTGGTGGGACGACGAAGGCGAAACCGAGCGCAAGACTGACGCCTACCACGTGCCGCTGACATGGATGCCGGCGCACCGGCTGGCCCACCATTTGTTTGGTGCTCAAGGCCAAGGCGGCATCGACTACGCGGTGGTGTGCTTCGTGGAGGCGCTACCGCCCGAGACGCGCGTCGTGCTGTGGTGGTGCTGATTCAGCGCACTTGTCTATTACCGATGACCAACCCGCCGCCGACGCGCGGCCTAACCCGAGGACTGACCGATGAACCCTGCAGCCTTTGGCGCCCTTCTGAGGGGCGACATGGAAAACTTCAAAGTGGCTTCCCCCCCCGGAGGCATCGAGGCCCAGGAGGCGCGCGGCCAGCGCGACTTCGTAGCATCCGAAACGCTGCCCAAGGAACTGCTACACGGCACCACGCGCGCGCAGCTTGAGGCGCTGGGCATCGTGTTCGGTGAGGACGCCGACGACCTGTTCGTGAAGGCCACGCTGCCGCCGGGCTGGAAGAAGGTCGCCAGCGACCACGCCATGTGGAGCTACCTGCACGACGATCAGGGCCGCAAGCGCGCGTCGATCTTCTACAAGGCTGCGTTCTACGACCGCAGCGCGCACATGAACTTGGAGCCGCGCTACTACGTCCAGAGCCGTTACGACACGCCGCAGGCGGGACAGACCACCGTGTCTGTGATGGACGCCGGCAAGCCCTTGAAGGACTTCGGCACGGCTTCGCAAAGCGACAGCTACGAAGTCCGCGATGCGATGCGCCAGCAGGCTGCTGTGTGGCTGGCGCAGCAGTACCCGGACCACAAGAACCCGAACGCGTACTGGTGAGACAGCCGGGCTGATTCGCGGGACGGAAGCCCGTGTTTATGCAACGCGCGCCCGGTTTTATGCAGTTCCGGGCCGGTTTTATGGGACAGCCGGCCAGTTTTATGCAACGGAAGAAGGAAAACTGATGACCACCTACAGCTATGAAGTGATGGAAGGCGCCCGCGTGCCGATCAAGGCATGGACGCGCGGCGTGCAGGTCGAGGACGAGGCGCGCAAGCAGCTGCTCAACATCGCCGGCATGCCGTTCATTCACAAGCATATGGCTGTGATGCCGGACGTTCACCTCGGCAAAGGCGCCACGGTGGGCAGCGTCATACCGACCAAGGGCGCCATCATCCCGGCCGCTGTGGGTGTGGACATCGGCTGCGGGATGATCGCCCAGCGCACGACGCTCACCGCCAGCGATCTGCCCGACAACCTGGCCGGGCTGCGCAGCGCCATCGAGGCCCGCATCCCGCATGGCCGCACGAACAACGGCCGCTCCGGGGACCGTGGCGCCTGGGGCACAACCCCTCCTGACGTGCTTGTCAAGATGCAGCCGATCATGTCCGAGCTTTGCTGGATCAGCGACAAGTACCCGGCAATTCGGCAGGCGGCGCAGCGCGCGGCCTCGCACGCCGGCACCCTGGGCACGGGCAACCACTTCGTGGAGGTCTGCCTGGACGAAGAGCAGCGCGTCTGGATCATGCTGCACTCGGGATCGCGGGGGATCGGCAACGCCATCGGCAGCCACTTCATCGAGCTGGCGAAGAAGGACATGCGTCGCTGGTTCATCAACCTGCCCGACGACGACCTGGCCTACATCCCCGAGGGCTCTGAGCTTTTCAACGACTACTGGAAGGCGCTCGATTGGGCGCAACGCTTTGCCGCCGCTAACCGTGAGCTGATGATGGAAGCGGCCCTGTCTGCCATGGCCAGTGCGATTCACAGGCCGTTTGCATGCGTCTGCTCTGCGGTGAACTGCCACCACAACTACGTCTCGCGCGAGAAGCACTTCGGCGCGGACGTGATGGTGACGCGCAAGGGCGCCGTGTCCGCGCAAGAAAGCCAGCTCGGGATCATCCCCGGCAGCATGGGCGCCCGCAGTTTCATCGTGCGCGGCAAGGGCAACCGCGAGAGCTTCTGCAGTTGCTCGCATGGCGCTGGCCGCGCGATGAGCCGCAACGAGGCCCGCAAGCGATTCACGCTGGCCGATCACGAGGCGGCCACCGCCGGCGTGGAGTGCCGTAAGGACGCCGACGTGCTGGACGAGACGCCCCAGGCGTACAAGGACATAGACGCCGTGATGGCTGCGCAGGCCGACCTGGTGGATGTGGTTCACACGCTCAAGCAGGTCGTGTGCGTGAAGGGCTGACTATGAAGCACCGCGTCAGCGATCTGCCAGCCGGCCCAATGCTGGACACGGCCATGGCCGTTGCCGAGGGCCTGAAGGTCATGCGTCACCCGGTGCGTGGCGACTGCTGGGTTCTGGATCGAACAGGATTCGCCGGCTACATCGGCGGGGACGACACGCCCCGCTATGCCCCGTCCACGGACCTATCTGGCGTCGGTGAGCTCATCACGAAGTACGACGTGCGCGTAGAGCCGCGCGATCCCGGCGGCGTGTTCGACGGAGAACCCGTCAACGTGAAGCACTGGCTCGCGCGCGTCAGCCACCACCACAGCAACGAAATGGGCCTGACGCTTCCCGAGGCCGTGTGCCGGGCCGTGGTGGCGAACAAGTGCGGCGTGTGGGTGGAACTTCCATGAAAGCCCGCATCGAGTACCGATGCCTTCGCTGCCGCGGGTCTGGATTCCTGCAGCGCCAGCACGGCTCCGAGCTGTGCGACGACTGCATTCCGCGCTTCGGCCGCATCGTGAAATGGATCGACTTGAATCCAGCGATGGTGACCCACGTCGTGCGTGTGGCCGACATAAACAGCGCCTGCGTCTTCGCAAACTGGAAAGGTGGCCGGGTATTCGTTGACGGTCACAGGGGCGTCATAGAGGTGTCTTTCAAGGCGCCAGGCGGGCAAGTGATCGGCCCCGAGGCCATATCTGCATCTATAGCTTCGATCATCGCCATGGCCGGCGATGAACTGACCAAGGGGTAAGCCATGCCCATCACAAAGGACAAGAAAGCCCTCTACCCGCCAGATTGGGACGCCATCAGCCTCGCGGCCAAGGAGCGCGCCGGCTGGCGCTGCCAGTGGGAGGGCTGCGGCGCTTGCCAGTACGCCGTGGGGCACTGGCGCCAGGAGCGCGGCATCTGGGTGTGGCAGCCCGTCGAAGGCTACGCCGGCCGCGGCCTGCTGCCCATGATCGGCACGAAGCGCTGGACCTACAAAGAGGCGCAGCAGTACGCCGCCGAGCTGGATTGGCCGCAGAGCGAGGAAGGCCCCAAGCCCATCGTCATCGTGCTGACCACGATGCACCTGAACCACGACCCCAGCGACTGCCGGCCCGAGAACCTGAAAGTAGCGTGCCAGCGCCACCACCTGGCGTTCGACGCGCCGCTGCACGCCAAGAACGCATGGCGCACGCGCCGCGCGAAGTCCGGCACCGCCGAGCTTTTCTGAGGACCATCCAATGAAGCTGACAACGAACCAGCATCGAGTGCTGGCCGAGCTGCACCGCAACGGCCCCTGCCGTGTCAACGGGCGCGGGCAACTCCTGGCCCATGATCCCAGCCCTTCAGGGCGCGACGTGGAACTGACCTCGGCCAGCGGCGCCTGCTCCATCGTGATCCTGACAGCACTCGGGCTGGTCTGCGGCGATGGCGGGAAGCTGCGGCTCACTGAGGCGGGCCAGCGCCACGCCGCCCAGCAGTGGCCTGCCGCGAAGGAGCCGGCATGATCCCGCTGACCGGAGCTGAGATCGACACGCTGGTGGCCCTGGTCGAGAAAGGCCCGCTGTGGGACGGCGACGTGCCCAGCAAAGCCGGGCGCGACGACCTGATTGCCCGCGGCCTCGCCGTGCGCGTGGTGGTCAAGGGAACGGACGGCCACACTGCAGCCACCTATGCCGGCCGGGATGCCTACAAGCGTCAGTTCGGATCGGCCGTGGACGAAAACGGCACCGCCGACACCATCTCCGAGGCCACGGCCAACAGGCTTGCGCAGCGAACGATCAGGAGCGCAGGCCGATGAATGCACGCATCACCAGCGTCACGCCGGCTGATGAAAACAACCAGGTGGTACGCGTTGAAGGCGGCAGCGGCGGCTACCGGCGCCAGCCCTGCGGCGGCTGCCCCTGGCGCGTGGACAACACAGGCGACTTCCCGGCCGAGGCGTTCCGCATCAGCGCAGGGACCGCGGCCGACATGGCGATGGAAACATTCGGCTGCCACGAATCCGGCTCCAAGAAGCCCGCCACCTGCGCCGGCTTCCTGCTGCGTGGCGCCGCGCACAACCTGGGCGTGCGGCTGGGCCTGCACAACGGGCGCTTCAAGCTCGACGTCACGGATGGCGGCCATGAGCTCCATGCCGGCTACATCAGCATGGCCGTCGCCAACGGCGTGCCACGCAACGATCCGGCGCTGCGCCAGTGCCGGCTTTCACCTGAAGAGGAAGAACCATGCTGAAAGAGGTCACATCAACCGAGGCCGTTGGTCGCACTGTCAAGTTCATCGACGCCGGAAGCTCCTACACAAAGCAGTCCGTGATCGTGTTCACGGATGGCACGTTCACGACTCTGGAGGTCAGCTACGGCCACGACGGTGACGCTGGGATATGGCCCGCGAAGCTCGACGTTCTCGACTATGGCGACTCATCGTTGGTAGCCGCCGGCATCGCCACCCATCGCGAGCTGACAGACCTGCGCGCTGCCAATCTCGCCAAGGATCTGGAGAGTGGCAAAGCGGCCAGGCGCAGGCAATACGAGGCACTGCGGGCCGAGTTCGAACCCAAGCAGGGGGAATAAGACATGGACACGATCAGCCCCTCCACACTGCGCGACGAGTTCGCCATGCGCGCGCCTGTTGAACTGCTCATGGTTCATGCCGTGTGGGGCGACGGCGAAGTCAACCTGTCCGACACCACCACCCGGCGCGCATTCTTGGCTGTGTGGGCGATGCTCTGCTACGAGTGGGCCGATGCCATTCTTGAGCAGCGAGCCGAGCCGACGCGCGAGCCTGGCCAGCCGCTGCCGAGTGCGCCCGCGCCGACGCCAGCCGAGACAGAGGACCGGCGCCTGGACCGGCTGCTGATCTCGCTGGACTGGTGGGACTACCGCGTCATCGTGCCGCTGAAGAAGGCCGGCGTGGAAACGCTGCGCGAGCTGCTGGCGCTGGACGTCTACCGGCTCGATGCGATCAAGGGTGTGGGGCCTGACGGCTTCCGCGACGTGCTCGACCGCCTCAACCGCGAGGGCCTGATGCTCAAGCCAAAGCCCAATACGCCTCCACCTGGTGCCAGCGACTCGGATGCGGTCGGCGAAGAAGTGCTGGGGAGCTGACATGCCCGGAAATTTCGATTTTTCGCAATTTCGCAAACTTGCACCATTTCGCAAACTCGGCCAGCCGAACGAGAGACTGCGCGAGGTGCTGCAGCGCCAGCTTCGCAGGCCACGCGGCATCGGGCCGCAGCACCGCCAGCGCGGCTACTACAACATCGACCTCACGGGGCTGTTGGTGTTCCTGATCGTCGTCGGCGTCCTCATTGGCCTTGCGCTCGCCTACGGCGTGCCATGGCTGTGGGGCCTCATCAAACCATTGATCCACGGGGCCACCGCCTGATGAACCCCGCACACGCATTGGGCGAGGCCGTGTCCGCGCTCTACTTCGCCGACGACAGCGATTACAAGGGCGCCCTGCAGACCATCGTGCGCGACCTTGGCGGCCAGGCCGCGCTGGACCTGTTGGACAGCAACCCGAGCGCCGCCTATCACCGCTTCGCAGCCGACAGGAACGCCGAGCAGCCAAGGCCTACCGCGTTGGACGAGGCAGACCTGTGCGAGATCTTCGGCAAGCGGCCGGACGGCACCCGGGAACTGCTGGGCAAGGGCGTGATGCCGCCCGCGATGAAGGCGCGCGAGTTGCTGCGCGACTACGGCTTCGATGATCCCGACAACGAGGACAGCGAGAGCGGATACGCCATGGCAGCAATTGAGGACTTGCTGAAGTGGATGCTCAAGGTGGGGTGGCAGGCGCCACCGCTGGTGACGATCACCGCTTCCAAGGAAGGCGATTGACCATGACCGGCTGGCCGCCGCCCGCGCTGGCGCAAGACGACTGCTACCCGCTGTTCGCCTGGTTCGCCAGCAAGCCGGACGCGCGCCGGCTGGTGCGCGAGCACTGCGCGCGCATCGCCGCGGCCAATGTCAAACGATGGTCCCGAACAGCAGCCTATCCAGCACCGAGAAGTCGGTGTCTCTCGGAAGGGGCGGGCTGACTGCGGCCAGCCGCGCCAGCTCGGCGTCAATGTAGGCGTTGAGCGCCGGCAGCGGCTGGCCGTACTCGGCCTCCCCGGCGCTGCGCTTTATGGTCAGCAGGTCCACCCGAGCATCACCCGCGTGCGCGGCCCGACCTTGCCGCAGTACCGGCAATGGCGCGACGTGTGGCCCCAGGCTGACCTAGCCACGATCAACTCCCGAGTCAGGATTGGGATGCACTTTCTCATGCTCGCGCATCGCCATATTGATCAAATGCCAGTTGCGCCGCCGTGGGTCAATTCTCGGAGCCATCACGTACACATCCAGTTTGCACGACGGGGCGTCGGCAGGCACGGTGAACAGCACGCCCGGCGGCCCAAGGACTACCGTTCTCCCGCCCACATGAAGACGTTCTCCGTGCCGCAGCGCCAGCCAGCGCACGATGAATAGCGGCAGCACGCACGTCCACGGGCGCATCACGCTGCACCTCCAGTGCCCTTGGCGCGCAGCGCCTTGAGCTCCGGCACCGCTGCCTCGCATGCCTCAGTCAGTGCAAGGCGAGTAGCTTCGGACAACGCACCTCCGTGCTGAAGGCGGCAATGAATGGCTGCAATGGTCGCTTGCGGGCCTGGATGCGCAGCCGTAGCGCCGGCAGAAGCAGATATGGCAGCGAGCAGGGCCGGTGCGGTCTTGATCGACTCTATGGATGCAATCATTTCTGCATGTGTTGGGCCGGGCTGAGCCACGGTGGCGCCGACATGCTCGCGCATGCGCCACTCAATTTCTCCGCACGCGACCGAGAAGCCCCTGCCGAAAGGCGTGGGCTCGCCGTTGACTTCGTAGCGCGCCGCAAGCGACGCCACGCCACGTATGACGGCCAGAATTTGTTCGATGCTCATCCATGCTCCCCGGCTGTGCAGATAATCCAAATAAGGAAAAGAATCTGGATTAGCAAATCGCGTCAGCCGCGCTCGGCGAACAGCATCTCGGCCTCTCCGCGGCAAACGCAGTTGGAGCCGATGCGCAGCGGCTCTAGGTACAGCAGCGCCGCGACGACTTGCTGCTCCGTTGCGCCCGCCGCCTCTGCTGCCAGCGTCAGCGTCCATGTACCCATCACGCGCTCACGCACCAGCGCAAGCACCGCCGGGCGCCATTCAAGGCTGCTGGGGCGCACTCGCGCGGTCAGTAGCTCCACGCACTCGGCCAAGCCGGCATCCAGGGCGAGCAGCGCCCGTGCTGCACGAACGCCGCTCACGGCTGCTGCTCCCCGGCCGGCGCCGCAGCGCCAGGAGCGGCGGGCGTCGGCATCCAGTGCGTCGGGTAGACCTGCTCGCCGGCAAACCACCACTGGTCGTCCATGAAACGCGCCTGCACCGGATGCGACCAGCGTTCGCTCCAGATCAGGTACGTCCGCTCGGCGCGCTTGAGCACCGGCAGCCGCTCGCTCACCGAAATCCATGGCTGCGCCGCTGCTGGAGCGGCGCCGGCATAGACGGGCACAGTGCAGTCGTCGAATGCTGAGCGCGTGATAACCGGCATCACATAGCCGCGAGGCGACAGCTTGCTCATGCTGTCCAGCGTGCGCTGATCCATGTAGCCGAAGGGCGCTGCTGCTGGAGCGGCGGCCAGGGCTGCGCGGGCCTGCCACGCCTCCCAGGCATGAGCCAGCCCACCGGCCGGCGAGTAGATGCCGTGCTGCTCGTCGCGGAAGGCGAACCCTGCGCGGATCGCCCAGTCCTCGAAAGCTGAGCGCTCGTCCGGCTGCGCCCCGCTGGCGGCGGGCTGCTGCTGGGCCAGGGCTGCGCGCACTTCGCGCTCGATGAGGGAGGCGAGGTTGCGGGCGAACAAGGTCGGCTCGGTGACTTCGTAGGGGCCGCGGTCACGCAGCAGGCCCATCGGCACAGCAGGCCCAGCAGCGGACCTGATGCACGCGATCAGGCGCTCATCCGTCAGCAGCGCGGGCGCGGTGTTGGTGGTGGTGCTCATGCTGCGGCTCCAGCACGTTCGGCTGCTTCCACGATTGCGCTGCGCATTGCCGCCGCGTTGTCGTCGCCGTGGTCGGCGGGAGCCGCGTTGCTGCCCATGCCGCCGCCCTGCGGCCAGGCATTGAACTCCCAAGGGTCCTCGTTCTGGTTCCAGCACATGTCCAGTCGCAGCTTGGCCGCGAGCTCCAGCGCCGCGCCGTTGTCGGTCTTGGCGCGCTCTATCAGGTCAGTGTGTTTCATGGATTTGGTACTCACTTAACGCCAATAATCTGTGTGGCATTTCCTGCAGTCGATTCCTGGGAATCGGCACTGCTGGCGCTGGTTTCCCAGGCGCCTCAACGGGTTAGGTGACGCTCCCGCCCATCACCTGCATCGCTTGGGAGAAGGCTTCGCCTATATCCAAGTCGGCCAGTACCAGCACGGGCACAAGCCGGCGGTCGGCCCCCTCCCACATGCGCGTCACGTACAACACAGCGTCGTGCTCGTGCGTCTGCTTCTGGCCCTTCAGGAAAACGCTCTGGCCGTGCAGTGGGCCACCGATTGCCTTCGTCCTCACGCCTTCGACTCCTTCACGTCATCAACCATGCGCTCCAGCCGCTGGCGCAGTTCGTCGGCCGGCAGCGCCAGCAGCACTTTCCAGGTGGCCGGCTCCACATCCGCGTCCAGCAGCGGCTCCATCCAATCAGCGCCGCCCAGCGCCTTGAACCGCTCGTGCAGTTCTTTGCGAAGCCGCGCCGGCACCGACTCGCGCCGCTTCTCGGCTGGCAGGCTTGGGCGCCCACGCAACGGCTTACGTTCTTTGTTCATCAGAAAAGTGACCCCTGCGGTTCTACCGGCTTGCGAGGCACGACTGACCACCATTCGGTGTCGCCGGCCGCGTGGCGCTGGGCCATCTTCAGCCACTCTCCGCGCGTGCCTTGGCCGATCTGGTCCCAGGTCGGCGCCGAGCGTGTGCCATGCTCGTACAGCCGGCGGGCCAGGGATTCGATGTCATCCATGGAGGCGCTCCTTGGCGAAGTGCTCCACCAGCGTGCGAAAGTCGGCGTAGGTGACGCCCGTCACGTCCTCCAGCGCCATGAATTCCTGAAGTGCAATGTCGCGCTCGCCAAGCTCTGCCCGAGACAGCGAACTCTTGGTGATGCCCAGCATTTCGGCCAACTGCACCAGCGTCATTCCGGCCGACTCGCGCACGTCGCGCAGTGCGAGGCCAACGGCAGCGCGGTCAGCCATTGCCGCGCTCCTGGCCGTCATCCAGCAGCGCGCGGAACTGGCGCAGTTCCCACAGGGTCGGGTTCTCGCGCAGCGCCTGTAGATGCCGCTCCAGTTCTGCCTGCGTGTTCAGCGCAATCCATCCGCCGAATTCAGCGCCACCGCGCGCGCGCACGGCCCACAGCGTCGGTTGGCTCATGGCCCGATGCACGAGCGCTGTGGACGCTTTCAAGTTGACTGGCGCCGGTTCGTCGCAGGCCGGCTGCACCAGCGCGTGTCCCAGGCGCACGACTCCCGAAAGCGCCTTATCGGTCTGAGGCACCGTCAGGCCCAGGCTCTGGATCGTCGGCGGGGACAGGGCGCGCAGCAGCAGCGCCAGCGCCGCGGCTTCGTCGTCGGGGAGGTCAAGGGTCAGCTTCATGCGGAGGCTCCCGTGACATTCGGTAGAGGCTGGAAGTCGGGCAGGCGGACAAAGGCCATGCGCCCGTCGCTGTAGGCCAGGGCTTGGTACTCGCCAGGGCCTTCCCATGGGGCGGGCTTCAGGGCGTAGCCGTCGCGTTCGTGCTCGCTGGTCAAGATCGCCCAAAGTGCCCAGGGGGTGGCACGCCCCTCGCGGATCGCGGTGCAGGCAGCGTCAAAGCCGGTGGTTGTCTGAGTCATGGTGGGCATCGTGGTTCTCCGGTGAGGCGGCGCGGGGCCGCCTGGTTGATCAGTCCCTACGCGCTTCCTCGCGCGCGATGCGCCGCATGCGGTCCTCCAGGTAGCGTTCCTCGCGCTCCTGCTGCTCGGCCTGCTGGTGCAGGTAAGCCTGGGAGGGCTTCGCGGGCTGCACTGCGCACTGCATGAGATTGCGGAAGCCCTGGCGGATTTCCTCGCGGCCCTGCTCGCGGAAGTGCTCGGCCAGTTTCGGCATCAGCGATGCCAGCGCATCGGCCAGCGTGGCATAGCCCGACACGTTGAAGGCAAAGCTCGGCCTGTAAATGCCGGGCAGGTTCTCGATATGCAGCATCACGAACCCCGGGCTCTCACCTTCCTCGTTGCCGTCCACGAAGCCCAGCGGTGCCAACACCTTCAGCGCCGTGGCCACGCGCTGTTCAGACTGCTCGTAGGTCAGCGAGTAGGTGGTGCCAGGCCAAGTCGTCTGGTCGGCTGGGACTACGGTTGCGTCAGGCATCAGGTGTCTCCGGTAGCCGGCGGCAACGTGCCGCCATGTGTTTAATGTAGGGCGAAAATAGCGCCGCGCTACACATTACTTTGCTACAGAGTGTGTAGCGCGGCGCTACCTGTCCGGGCCGTGCGCCTGGGATTGCTGCACCACCTGCTGGCGCTGCCGCTCCAGCCCCGCCAGGTGTTCAACCATGGGCATGCGCTCCACAAACGCCCTCACCTCCTGCGCCAGCGCCCGGTCGGCGGCGTCAGGCGAGGCGGCCAGCGCCGCGTGGATATGGCCCCACTCGCGCACCGCGCGCTCCATCGAGGCTGCTTTGACCGTCACCCTCCCGTGCAGCGGGTGCTCGTGCTTCAGCGTGCCGGCGGCGCGCGCGCGGGTGACGTAGATCGGCTCCGTATCTCGTACCGTGCCGCGGACCATCCGGTGCGTGGCGTCGGCCGCCACGCCGCGCGCGCGCAGCGCCTGCGCGAACACTTCGCGCCAGCGGTGCAGATCAGCCTTGCGCGGGTCCAGCCGCCGCCCGCGCCGGCCCTCCACCCGCACGATCAGGTGAACGTGCGGGTGCCCCTGGTGGCTGTGGAAGGCCCAAGCCCAGCGGTGGCCGTCAAACTCGCGCTGGGCGAGCTCCACCGCCGCAGCCTGCACCGCTGCCGGGTCGCCTGCGGGTATGTCCAGTGCGATCTGGAACGCCTCGCGCCGGTCGCCGTCCAGCGGGATAGGCGAGCCGGCATAGCGGAAGTGGTCGCCAAAGGTCCGTACCTCGTCGGGTGTTCGGTACTCCCGGCCCAGTTCATCGTGGAGCGCCTCGCCGCGCTCGGTGATGTATCGCAGGTGCGCCCGGATGCCACGCATACCCGTGGGCGTGCCTGTGATCTTCACCACCGCCGCAGGCGTGCCGCGCACCACACGCTTGATGTGGGCGCGAATCTCTGCCGGGCTGGCCTTTGGCTTCGGCAGATTCGGGTCTTCGGCCGCCTTGCCGCGCTTGGCCCGCGGGTAGAACAGCCGCTCGTACCAGGCGGCCAGCGCGGCATCAGTCTCCGACCGGCTCACGGTAGCCACCCATGGCCGCCGCCGCACGCAGCACAGCAAGCCGAGTGGCCGCGCCACGGTCGCCTTCGACGCTCTCCATGAAGCTCATGCCGCAAGGGGTTGCCGTATAGACCGCGATGCCGCCCTGCGTGACGCTGATCTTCAGCGCAGTCTCCAGGCGACGGCTGGCGCCGTCGTCGGTGTGTACGTTCCATCGCCCCCACGCCGCGAACTCCGGGTTCATGTTGGCGTTGTCGCTGACGAAGAACCCGCCTTCACTGTCGAACGCCGTTTTCTTGAAGCCCGCGGCCTTGGCTGCAGCCTCCAGCATCTGCTCAGGGACCACACAGCCATCAGCTGCAACGACCACGCGCTCGCCCTTGCTCATGTCGAATTCGAAGTTCATCGCCTTGCTCCCGTGCGCCGCGTGGCGCTCACCGCCTCAACCATCCCCGATACCCGCCTCGACTGCGCCCGGACCTCGCGCAGTGCAGCCACGGTGCCCTGCCCCGGCTGGCGCTGCTGCAGCACCAATTCCAGCGCCTGCAGCCGCTCACCCAGCCCGTGCAGCGCATCCAGCACCTGCAGCCGCGTGACGCCCGCGTCAAACGCCAGCGCCAGCCGCCCAACGTGCTCGGCCTTCGATACGCCTTCGGCCAGCGCCCCAGCCTCCAGCGCATCCGCTTCGTCGGCCGACAGGCGGAAGGTCGCCGTCAACCAGCGCCTTCCCCTGCGCCGCGGTGAGGCCCGTGTGGACGGCGCCGCCGGCACTGCCAACGCCTGCGCCACCGCATCACGCACCAGCGCCGCCGGCCGCTTCCCCTGATTCTTCGCAGCAGCATCAAGCAGCGGGCGCAGCTCGCCCAGGTCCACGTTCAGCGTCTGCCGACCATTCTTCTCGCTCAC